CTTTTCCAGCCTTGGAAGGAACAGCGCCAAAGCCTCACGAAACACGGCCATTTTATCCTCGTCCCGTTCAATGGTCAAAAGCAGCGTTGGAAACCCACGACGATAAGACATGAATTTCCACCACTTACGGCCTGTGACGTAGAGCGAGAAGTGGACTTGCGTAACGTAATCGTTTGGCAGCGCATTGTTCAGGAGATATTTAACATGGTTGCAAGGTTCTGGACATTTCACTTCAATGCCCCCGTCATCGCCTATCAATCCATCGGGGGAGCATCCAAACAGCCCGTCATCGTCCGTCACAAGTCCCACCCGCTCCACCTTTTCACCAGAATCAAACTCGTAAGCCGGAATAGCCTCTTTTTCGAGGATGTTTCCAAACTCCATAGTTAAATCCATATGGCCGGGGATTGGGCCGGAAAGCCACTTTTCAGCGACTTTCTGAGCAAGATAGGTCTGGACACCCAAACCCTTGCGAATCTCGAATGTGGGGCTAACCAGAGCGTCAATTTCACTGGCTGTAATCAGACCAGCGCGGGCGGTTAGCCATTCCAATGAGTTTTGCGCGAAATGAGTATAGACTTTCATCGCCCGCGGGCCTCTTTCTTGCGTAGCATCGCATCCAACATTTCATATTTTCCTGACATGATTTCCGAGAACTTCGGCGCGTCTGCTAGTTTAAGGAACGCGAATACATCACTATTCGTCTCCTTAACCCGTCGTTCCAATTCTTCCGCCTGTTCGCGGCTGATTGTCTCACCAAGGTTGCGCGGGTCGTTGTCCTCGTCCTGTAAAAAGTCTTGTCTAATAATGACATTTAGGGCGTTCAATAGCGCGTTCCGCTTGGCTGTGGTAGCTGCTTTGCAATCGGCTTGCGTCTCACTATCGGACTTGCCGCCAACGCGCACGGCAAAGCTATTCTTACGCGAATGACCCCCGATGTGGGAAAGGTGGCAGGTTTCCAGAATGCGGTTCTCGTTAAAGTCGTTGGAGAATGATACGCTGAAACCATGCTTGGTGAGCAACGGGCTGATGACATTCATAATGTCCTCGAATCGCTCGTATTTCCCGCGATTGGGTATGACCGTCTGCGCGACGATAACGGGCATTTCTTTTTGCAAGGCCACAAACGCCTCGTTGAACTCGCGTTCGGCGTCCCGCTCCTGAGTTTTCCACCATAGCTCAGTCAGTTTTTCGATTGCTGCCACATTCTCGCTCGTGACGCCCCCTTTTACGACCGCTTCCAGCATCGCCGCAATGGGATTATCCGTGCGTAGTGCTATCGCTCCACCTTCGGGAGCGCGTTGTAATTCCAATTCTTCGTGTTTCATGTATTTCCTTCCTGCAATTGCTTTTCGATGCCTTCCAAGATGTTAAATGGCTTGTAATTCATGGTCTTTGCAAACGAGTTTCTTTTGTTTAACGGTTCTAGCTGGTTGTGCGGGTATTTCCACATCAACCTCAACCACCTTGCAGGAGTGCGGCGGCTCGGCTGCATAAATGCGAAGGGTTACACCCGGAACAAAGGTTGAGTTGGTGTAGTTAATTTTGCCTTCAACGCTGCTTGGCTCCTTATCCCATTTCCCGGTCTTTAAATGGGTGATAAGTTTCACGGCTTGCGCTCGTGTGGGGTTATCAAAATCCACGAAGTTCATAAAGGTTGAGATGCCGACTTGCTCCGGGTAATCGGAGAGCTTTTCGCCAATCAGCACAACGGCTTCGCGCTGCTTTTTAAGGCGTTCAATTTGCGAGTCAATGCTATCCAATGTTTCTTGTATGTTCATTTTGAGTTTGGGTTAGGTGGTGGTTAGTCTCCTTCTGTGCGATACACGAAGGGTTGTGATTTAAGCATATCCACCCGAATCTTAATGTTCGGATAATGCTCTCGGATTACTCTTTCAGCTTCCTCCACCGAATTAAACTTTTCTGGCAAGAGCATTCCGCGATAGCTGCTTGGATAAACATGCTTTCCTTGCGGCCATCGATAAAGCCTTATCGTGTCGGAGCCATCAGGATAATCCTCTGGAAACATCAGCTTTTCAGACTGTTTTGTTTCAATAACCTTAAAACCTTTAAACGGCTGCAATCCGCCGCGCATATTCATCAGGACTTCGCCGTGCTTTTCAAGCAACGCAGCCGCACTTGAAATGAATTTGGCGCAGAGAATAACGGGGTGATATAGGAACCACATAAGCTCTTTGTATGATTCTTCACCTATTGGATTTCCATCCTCTGTGAAAATGTGGGGGTCTATGCCCGTTGTCATGCAGCGAGTCATTTTAACCGCGTCCGAGGCTGCAACAATTGTTGCAAAATCACTCTGCGCTATTTTAAGATACCAAGCCAAGGACTGATTAAATGCCGGATTGTTACCGCGTACAAACGTGAATTTCATATCATCTTTTGAATCATGCGTGGGTTAGTGTGTTAAGTTGCGCCTCGGCTTCGGTTATAGTCGCCTTGGCAGCGGAAAGCTCTATTGTCTCAAACGCATCGAAATAACGCTTCCCAAAGGCATCCTGAGCGCAATTACGCAGTATCCGGCTTTTAGTCTCCTTCGCCTCTTTCAGTTTCCGTTCCCAATAGATGATTAAAGAACCGGGGGAAGATGTTCCATTCCTTATTTTTGGTTCTACTGGTTTCAATTCGTGGCCCTGTTTAGAACCGTCCTGAGGGTCACAAGTAGAACCGCGTAGGTTCTGGATAGAACCGTTCACGAAATACCGATTAGACCTTTTTAATTCGCGTTTTTCGACTTTGATGTAGCCAGCCGATTTCAATTCCTTAATCCATCCGAGGAGCGCGGCGCGTCCGCAATGCAGTTCCCGGCAGATTGTTTTGAGCGACGGCCAGCAGCACTCATTCTTGCCCGTCATATCACGGAATAAATGCCAAGCCCTAAATGCGCCGTGGGATATGCGCTCGTCTCGGATGATTTTGGAATATAGCTTTGGGGAGATTTTCAATCTGATAACCAATTCCCACAAGACACACCCGCCCCGGCGACAACCGTCCAGCCTCGCGGCGAGAGATTCCGAAACGGGCGTGTATTGTGGCAACTGATTAGTGCAGAAGCCGCGTATGTAGCATTCGAGACGGTTGTCATATCGTCTAGTGGGTTTATCGCCCATGCCGCCGAAAGTGTCAACGAGATTCATAGGCTATTTCGATAAAATCCAATCAGTGATGGGGTCTGGCTTATTTTTCCTTGGCACTTTCACAACTTTGCCGGATTTCAAAAGTTTCTCCCAAGTCGTTTTGCCCTCGCGGACTGCGCGTGAGGCGATATTATAGCAACGCTGGCAAAGGCTCCTTGCTATAGATTCTCTGTCGCATTTGGGGTTATTGCATTTCATACCATCGGACTCCTTGTATTCTCGCGTTGAAACATCTCGCACTCCTCTGCATTTGTGCAGAAACGGCCACAGTATTTACAGCGATTCGCGTAGCCCATAGATAGCCAGATTGCTATGCCGGATATGGCTATGGCTAGGATTGTGCAGATGATTTCGGTGAGGGTCATAATTCAAGCTCCGATATGTGAACAAGGCTTCCAAAACCATCCTTGCGATGCCCATAGATAACCTCATCATCTTTAGGAGTATTAAAGCGTAGTGCGTAAACCATGCACCCCGGATTGCCCGCGCATACGCCCCATGGCTTGCCCATAACCCTATCCGCCCAATCTTCAATCCTGATTTCGGAGCCTCCAAAGTCAGGATATTGGAAGTGTTCCACACCCGGCTTTATTTTTACCCATTTACCAGCTAAAGGGTGTTTCTCGCTGTGTATTATGTTATTCATTCTCTTGCCTTTCGTTGGGGTTATTCGGGCCAAACATCGGCCACAGTTTTGCCGTGCCATTGCGAGCGAAACCCACGCCCGCGCATACCGCAATTTGGAATGTTGTTGCCGGTGATTTTCTTATAGACCCACGCGCAAACATCTTCCCAATGTTTCGCGCTATCAGGGATTTTGGCTCCTAGTTGTGCCTCGACAGACTCCAAATCAATGTCGCTGGCTGCATTTCCCGCGTTAATCCAATCTTGTTTTGTTGGTTTCATAATTTTAACTCGCTAACTCCACAATTTCGTCGTGATGCTGGTTAGTCCACCGCGCAAGCTCTTTGCCGATGGCGCGTAGGGTTGGTTCATCTTCGACGGGATACTTTTCGTTATGGATAAAGGCTTCCCAATCAGCCAACTCGACATTGTGACCATCGGGGCCGCTGAATACTTCAAATTCGCAGAAGCAATCAAACTTGCGCGAGTCCTCAAGCATGATGTCCACGCGCCGGTTCGTGATTAGGCGTTTTGGCGCTATCATTGTCTTATCTCCCACAATCCTTGCCACATGCTCGAGTTTGTTCCGGGCATATCTAATTGCAATGGCGTTCCATTCCAACCATCGAAAGTCCAACCAAACCACACTCTTTCAAACTTTCCCGCGTAATAAAACCCGCCAATCTTAGCAAGATAGCTCCTGCGCCCATTGATGCCCTTATGGTCGTGAAAGCTACAATCGTTCTCTTTCGAGAAGCATTTTGACAAATCAACGGCTTTCAGTTTTGGAGTTTTCATTCCTTCGGCTCGCTTTGGAGGGTGGTTAATGTCTTGGTTAATCCGTCCAGCACATCCTTGAACTCGCTTGTGATACGCCCGTTATACGCGTAATCATTGCACCTCAACACGCTACTAACGGCTTCCTTTAGCGCATCCCGCTCTTTGGTGAGGCGTTCGATATTGTTTACGGCGTGGACTATCAATTGCGCGTTGGCATGTGCTTGTTCGGGTGTTATTAAAACGGATGGCCCAAACTTTGTCCCAGAGCCATTGTATGCGGGCGGGCAGCGCACCCCCGAAAGACCCCAGATTCCCTTTTCGGCAATTATTTCCGCTCCGTGGTTATCCACTCTACCAACCATCCACGGCCTAGCTGTAGCCTCTTTAAACATATTCATTTTAACTTTCGTGGGGTGGTTAGTAAACGAACCCAAGGGATTCAACCGCTGCCTTAAATTCAGCCATTAATGCAGGCAGGCGAGCCAATAGCGCGTCTTTATCCTGCAATTGATCCAATGTGGCATCCGGCCATACCGCGCAGCTTCTAGCGGCTTCCAGGTCGCTTTTCTTGCCTTCGCCCTCAATCCATACCGGCTCGTATTCCGCTGACAGTTTGCCCGCTGGTTTCTGCGCTGAATCAATCCAGTTTGAGGAACTGACCGAAATGCGCTCGCCTTTGTCGTTGCGCGTAACTACCTCCCACACGTTCAGGCCAGTTCTCCCGTTTTTGAGTTGTCGGCGCTCATCTTTACGCAATCCACGATGGTCTTTGTCGCTGGCGTGGTAAGTTGTATTCGCAACGTAGTGCATGGGGCCATCCGTGCTGGTGAGATGCCACTTAATCAATGGCGCAAGCTCTGGAAAGTGTTTCGCAACCTCATCATGGCAACAACCGCCTGAATGGTCACGCCACTGTCCACCACACTTCTCATCAATCGTTGCGGTAATCGCAAATGAGTTGTGACCGTTACCGCATCGGTCATCATGGCGAACTTCGGCAACGATGCGTAATTGGCTACCATGTTCCGTGTAGAACTTGGGGCCGAAAGACTTCTTTTGATTGCTGGTTAATACGCTCGCAGGCAGCGCGTTTGTTTCAATTGTCGTTTTCATTCTCGCTTTGGGTTTGGGTTGTGGGGGTGGGTTATTTTACCAGCGTTTGCAGTAATTGTGCCGCGAAATGTCCGGGGCCACGACGGCGAATATCCATGGGTATTTCAATTCCAGTATTCATATTATTTGTTGTTTGTTCTACCGTGGGGAAAGGTTATTTCTTCTTTTGGGACTTGTTCACCCTTGGCAAATTCCAGTATGGGCTTTTGCATTTCGGGCAAACGATTTGCGGCAGCTTGCGAGGCGTCCACGACTTCTGACAGCGCAAACATTTCAGCACCGGCAGCGTTGTTTCGATTGGTTCTGTATTCATCTTGACTAATACATTATCTAAAGGTATGAATTGTGTCAATGAAAATAAACCCTGAAATGATTTTTATTTACGGCATCTTTAACGAGTGCGGCTCATGCGTTTACGTTGGGCGCTCTTGTTCTCCGATGAAAAGATTCAATCTTCACCAGTGTGTAAACGGCAAATTTCATGGCCGAAAAGTGACGATGAAAGTTTTTCGCGCCACGCTTCCGCAACATGCGAATAGAATTGAGAATCAAATAGGCGTTGCTTATCGGAAAAGAGGGCAAGCGATTTACTCGAAAACATGGACAAATAGCCCTAAAATACCAAAGCATATTGGTGGAACCCACGTTTACGTTGAGGGGATAGAAAAGCCATTCCCTAGCATAAATGCCGCTGGCCGTGCGCTTGGCGTATCGAACACGACGGTTTCAGAGTATTTGCGTGTGGGGTTTTTCTTTTCTGAGGAATACGAAAGAGATTTCCGAATAGCAACATCCCCTATGCCTTTAGTAATAGATTTTCAGATTTAAAAACGTCCGTATTTTTGCGGAGTTTACAATATATACTCTTAATGTATGATTCAACCATGACAAACAAAACAACTCAACCAGCCGAACAAAGTATGCAAACCAATTCAAACGAGCGGGGGAATGTATGAGAAAGATAACACGTGATACAATGAGGGCTGACGGTCAAACCGTTGGACAGGCGATGGACAAAGACGCGGCCTTTCTTCGTAGTGTTGGAATTAACGCACCTGATGGGGCTTTGACTATTGATGAAAAGCTGGATGCCAAGAAGGAGGAGGTTCGCCTTCGTGTTCTGGATGCTTTAGACGAAGCCTTTAAATCCCCGGAATATCCGAATGGGGGATGGATTGATTCGGACTTAAATAGGCTTTTTAGGACATTGGATTGGCAAACCGAATGTGTTTTTAACAGAGCAAGAAGCTAACACTCCATGAAAACCGAACTGGCGAAAGTGAAACCCAATACCGTGCTGCCCAAGGGTGGCGAAATGCTACCCAAAGTGATTAAGGCCAAAATCGGAGGATGGGCTGAGATGGAATACGACGCAAAGGTGATGCGACATGGCCTAGAATGGTTGCGAGTCAAAGACGGTATGGGGAGCCGTGGTGATAGGGAGGATTGGGTTGCGAATGTTAACTCCATTGCTATTTCAGTCCACGATTACCATTGGAACGGCGACGACTTCGGCCCCAATCACGGAACATTTAATAACGCCTGCGAACAAGAGATGAAAAAAGGATTGATGTTTGCAAAAGAGGCGATAGTAGAAATGCAAGAAGCTATCGACAACAAACGAGAGGGCATACGAGCCTTAACGGTAGCCCTTTCCCAACATCGTGCGGGGAGGAAGGGGGAATGAAACAATTTGCGAATCAGTTACAGCCTAGGCGAGCCGAAAGGGTGTCACAGGCAAAGCCGTTTGGTAGTTCTGATTCGAGACACCCGCGCCGTAAAGTTATCGAGTGCTATTGCGTTCGAGGCTACAAAGGCAACATGTCCACTTCACTACAACTTAGTTGTGGGCACTTTAAGAAGCTGCGGTTTTGGAACTTTGGGAAACACCCGAAGACAACCATTTGCTTTGAATGCATCCGTAAAGAAACGGACACGATTTAGGTTGAAATGATTTAGAGAGTTTGCGAAATTACAGCCTGACATCGGTTTATCATATGACCAACCAAAAAGGACATTATGCCCACATTCAAACGCAATAGCTAAAAGAACAACCACGGCGGAAATAACATATCATGCCCCATTGCTGCAAGGCTTTGGGGCTTTTGATTTGTCCGTATTATTCCTGATAGACAAATGGAAACGGATTTGCGACAGTATCAACGCCAACGGTGAAGAATCGAAGGCCAGCATTAAGACGCTGAACAAAGAAAGAGCAATTATGAAAACAATCGAAACGGTTACTTACGTTCTGCCTGCTTGTTGGGCTTCATACCTTATCAATGGAGATTCAAGCGGTTTATCCGCTGATGATTATGCGGCTGCGAACAACTTCATTAACGGCCACGGCTTGCCAATGCCGGTTTCATGCTCTGATGAATCTTGGTTTGCATGGCATAATGACGCCGGGACATTGGGCGGTGATGTTCTGGAATATACTTTTCTTTTGCCAGTTTAGCCCGTCGTGGGTAATCCTTCGGCATTCGTGCCAAGCTCACACCCGTCTTAAACGACGGGCTTTTTGTTATCCCACACAATCGCTCTAGGATTTGATTACAGCCCTGTTTAGCACTATAGCCATGTTCAGATATGCCAATGTTTACCGTTGGCCATCCGTTGAAACGTAAATTGGGCTTGCTGAACGGTTTTTAACGGAGTAATAGCAAGGAATGGAACTCGCAAGACAGCCTCGGTCTATTTTCCGGTTCACCAAGGAAAATGCGGGGCAATTCTCAGCCCAAGCCATTCAACGCAAGCGCGAACTCAAAGCCATCCGAGAAAAGGAGCTAGAGAAAGCTAGGAATGCCACCCCACAAACCGAGCGCATCGCCCGACAGATAGCTAGGATGGAGGAAATGATGGACAAGACAAAGGATGCTGACGAGCTACAGAAGCTATCAGCCGCACACGCTCGTTTGTTCAATGCTTGGCAGGTGCTTACAGGCACTCCAAACCCCGGTTCCAGCAAGCCATCGCGCAATCGTGAGCAACGCCAGCCCGTGCAACCAATCCAACCTATTGTGGCTCCTGCGGCAACTACGGACATACAAGTTGACCCATCGAAAACAGGGCCAGCGTAATCATCAATGATTGCAGGGGGTTGATATTATGTGGCATACAATGAGAATTATATTTAATTGAGTGAACCACTTATGTATCAGTAGGATTTCGTTGGTTATCAACTACTTGCAATCATAAGTGAGTGAATGTGCTTGACGGGGTGTCGCCCTGACTGCCCTAATATCTCTGTGACTACGTGAGCGTAAGGACGTAACCTGTTGAATAACAATCCTTAAGCATTCTTTTCGCTGGCTAGACCGTCTCCACACCACCCACCCGGCAGGGGGAAATCGTCGCCATTCGCGTTCTACGTGACTCCCACCTTTAAACAGAGTTCACTTCTAACTTTTCTGGAATGTGGTTCTTTGCTGTCTGACTGCCGATTACAGAGGACTTTACTGATTTACCACACTCTGGTAGGTTTCAGACAAAAAAATGCCTGTAATCGAGTTTTACGGGCATTGGCGGGGCAGTGGAGACTACTGAATGGTCTTTATGTGACGGATGTAATCGTTCAGGATTTGACCGGAACGGGCAGGGTAATCGAGAATCATTTGTGGAAGTTCGGTGTCCCAAACATTCGATTTCCTGCAATAATCGCAGACAATCGCTGCGAATTTCTTGGTTATTCGGGTGAGTTTTTCCATCGCCTTTGATTCGGTTTCGGTAATCACCGATGTTTTAAATGTGCAGCGTGTGACTTCCACGATTCGACAGACCTTGGCCACGGAATCGAATATCCTTCGCTTTTCCACCATGAAATCAGCACACCGATTGCAGCAAAGCATTTTCTTCCATGATTCAATTTGAAACTCAATTCCTTGCTCACTGTCGAAATCAAGCCATCCCGGCTTGTGGCAGAACTTACAGGTGTAATCAATTCTCATATTCTATCCAACTCCTTTTCTAACAATGATTTGGTTAATGGTTTACCGTTAAATTGTCCGTTCGTTACCGGCTTTTGGCTCGGTAAGTAACCGGCGGCTTTCCATGCGGCAATAGTGTGCGGCCAGCTTTTGATTGGCTTTCCGTTCACCGTCCATCCGTTTCCTTCGCACTTGTTCCAGAACCAAACCGCGTCGGACTCGGGAAGTCCTGACTTGGCCACTGCCAGCTTTACCTCCTCAAGAGAGGGCTTTGTCTTAAGAGTCTTGGGAACAGAAGCAACTACAGAAGCAGAGGCAGGCTGAATCGTGGTAACGCTTGTAACGTTACGTAACGCATGGTAACGTTCCCTGTGCTTTCGCACTCTCTCTCTTGTTTTTACTGCGATGGGATTGGAGGAAAGCCGGTCACGGAAAGCCAAGTAATTTAGCACGAGCCAACCTTCCTGTAGGGTTTCAATTCGCCTCCCGTCATTATCCGGTGTGCGTGACTGAGGGTCGGGTGATTCAAACTTCTTTAAGGCTTCTAGGCAGGCCGAGTTGGTAACTTTGGACTTAGCCGCTAGCCAGCCCACGGAACCCCTTACAAGTCCATCAGCGTTACATAACGCAAGTAACGTTACCCACACCTTGCAGGTTTCGGCATCCTCATCCCAGATTGAACTGTCAACAATGTCAGAAAAAAGTTTCGTATAGCCGTCAGACATAAGTAGAAAAAATCTCACTCCCACTGCCAAAGGCGTGTGATGTCAGAGCGCGAAGGAACCGACCGCCATTAGCAGGGGAAGTGAAATTTTGATTTCCCGACATCACAAAAAGACACTCTCAAAACACCCATGGGGTGTCAACCCCAAACTGGAAACTAACCCCCATCCGTAATACTCCTGATTGCGCCTGAGTCTGGGGTGTGGTTAAATCGAACGTATGAAACAAGCTCTCCAAAAACACCGTAAATCGTTCAAGAAATGGGCCATGCCGGGACAGCGGACACAAACCTTGGATGCTGAAAACATCAGCGAGCAGAAATCAGTGTCCAAGTATTTCGGAAGGAACTTTGAAAACGTCGGTAAGAACAATGGCGGTTTGAAACTTTCCATACCTGCCAGAAATCTAAGCACGATGTTCACACTTCGGAACATTCGCTGCTTTCAGACCCTTGTGGCCTTCGTGCAAAATCAATTCCTTCGATGGCATACAACCCGCAACAAAAAGAACCATCACGACGCGATAGGCATCGGCTTGGAATCGAAAACAAATCGCCACAAAAGAGATAACCAACGCGACTCCAAAACCACCCTATAACCAACCATACTGGAAGTGATGACCAAGGAAGAACAGCGGATTGCTTTAGCGGAATGGATGGGATATGTCTGGTATCGCGCCCCGCAAGATAGAAACTTCCCCGAAAAAAAGTATAGGTTTCTGGCTTTTCCACAGATTCAGGAATACGAAGGACAGATTGATGCTTGGAAGCAGCGTGCTGATGGCACGGAGAAAATAATTGAAAGTGAGCATTGGAAAAAGGCCCAAGGCGTTGACTATGTTCCAAACTACCCCAACGACCTAAATGCCATACACGAGGCTGAAAAAAAGTTGACCATTGAGCAGTCGGCAAAGTATGAACAACTGTTGGACTGTGTGGTTCACGACTCGTTCCTTCGAGGTGAAACAAGCATCACTTCGTGCGATTGGCACGCCTCATCCGAACAACGCTCCGAAGCTCTATGTCGAATACTCTGGCCAGAAAGATTCAAGGAATGAAATACCTCCCGCTCCTCCTATTACTCTGCGGCTGCGAAACCCCCATGTCAGGACTTCAAACCGTAGTCACTGCCCCAATCCTGATAGGAGATGGATTGTTGGAAACCATCTCATCGCCCATAAGCCCTGATTGGACTAATGGCGTGGTGGCGAGTCCGAGGCAGTGGGAACATTTTAATGGAAAGGTGATGGAGTGAAGTTTCCGGGGACTGCTAATTAGGCTGCCAAGATGGGGAATTGGATACCCCGCGCTCCGCCGTCACACGCATTAGCAATTTACCGACACCCCGGATTGCCGTAATGAATGGAGCGCATAAATTATTCCGCAGTAGTCACCGGCTCCGGTTTATTTTCTTCCTCATGCTTGGCCTTAGTCGCATCACGATTTATTTCCGCAACTGTCTTTATATTATCCCTCGCCTGCTGTTGCACAAACGCTTCATTCTTGTGGTCAAGTTTCTGCTTGTCGGAAACTTGCTTGGAGGCGAGTTTTTGAATCTGTTGTGGTGGCAATGCATCTGGATTTGGGTCTGGTTTAAATCCATTCGCAAGAATAATCTGGTCTTGGACATACTTGCTCAATTCAGAAAATTTGATTGCGATGGTTTCCTTGGGTTCTATTTGCGACTTCTCCGCATGTTGCTGCGCCAAAGCCTTAACCTCATTCATCAGTTTACCAAGAGCATCGCTAAACTGCTTGGCAATCGCCTTATTCGCCTCGTCCTGCGATAGTAATTGAATCAACCCGCCAATGTATTGACCGACATTGGCAAGGCCCGAAAGCTCACGCTGGTCGTTCACACCACCGGACTTCTGAAACTGTGCAATCTCGCCAGCCATCAAACCCTCCAAGGTTTGTATCTGGTCAATCGGGTTAAGCCCCTGTTTCATATTCACCGGCAAACCACGCATCAACAGCGGGAAAGCAAACTCGGCATCTCGGGTAGCATCCGATACGCCTTTAGCGCCTTCAATCGGGGCCAAATCCTCGGCTATTTTGGGATTTCCGGTAATCGCCGCGACGTTCATGTGCAACACTTTTTGTTGCGCCACAGGGTCAAGGGCGGGGCCGCAATTGCATTAACTGTGTCGCCTGTGCCAGTTCCAAGGTTTGATTGCCTGAACCTAACGGGAAATCCGGCGTAATTTCCCACAGTTCTACATCCAAGTAAGCCATCGGAATACCATACGCTTTGCACTTCTTTTGAAACAATCGAATATCCTTGTTCATCGTCTTGCGATTGCAGAAACGACGGGCAATTTCGGTATAGGCGTGTGTCTCGTATTTGTAAGCCGTCGCCAGCAAACCAGACATCAGCGCATTGACCTGCTGCATGATGGTCATTACCTCGAATGCTGTGCGCTCTTTCTTGGTTCCATCATTGGTGTCCTGCGTGTAAGCCGCCGATGCTTCTCCAATTAACTGTTTTGCTTGGCCCATTGCCATATCCACAAGATTGTAGTCAACCTCATGGCGTTCATCCTTTGGAACGATGCTTATTCCCGGAGGGATAAATCCCTTATCGAACAATTCAATCTTCTGCGCTCTTGCCCTATCCGAAGGGTCTTGGGCACGAAATAACATGTTGAAATTCTCCCATACGTGCTGGAACAATCGGCAGCGCATCAGGTTTGTCCAATAGCACGGTTCGCACAACAGAAACCCAAGCCCTCTCACGGAATGATACATGAATGGCGCTTGCCCGTTTAAATCGCCAAACTGTATGTGAATAAGTTGGCCCAATTCCTCCGCGAAATCCTTGTCACCGGAGTCATAAAGGAAAACATTTCGGTCAATACCACGGATGCCATTCTGTGCGGGAACCACCTTCAATTTCCACCGCGTTTCCCGTGGGTTTTCATCGTCCAGATAGTAGAAATGCCACAACTGCAACGACGGCACGGCGTCACTCATGTAGTAACCCATGTCCTGCTTCCACAATTCCAAAATGCGCTCTGGTTCCGTTGACCAATCGTATTGGATATCCTGAAAGTTCAGGTCTTTGTATTCATCCAGACATTTAGCCACCAGTTTTGTGTCCCAACCGGGGTCTGGATTTTTTCCAAAGACTTTGCGAGCCAATTCCCAAGGCGTGTAGCGTTTGCGAATTCCGAACCACATGAGATTTGTCATCGCCGTTGTCGTATCGGTAGCTACCCGCAAATCCTCCAGCGCCACAAATTCAGGCAACCAATCGTTTTTATCCTGCCACATCTGCGGGCCAATGCCATGACGCACTACTGAGGCGAACTTGGAACGCATCAATTCGTAAAACGGCAGCGACTTCTGCAACGGTTTGTTGATAGCGCGAGTGATAAACAGTTCCCAATCGGTGCGCTTCTCGTTGGGAGCATCAGGAATGGCGACTTTGAAATAATAATTTTGTTTCAGGAAAGCATTGTGATATTGCTGCTCGGCCTGCTGTCCAATGGTTAGGCTTTCCAGCCAGTTCACATTGATACGCATTCCTATTTTCTTTGCCTCTGCGTCCGACATAGGAGGCATCCCATCAAACATTGAGTTTACCGTGTTGCGATTCTGCGAACGTATGCGCTCTATCTGGTCGGAGGCATCAATGACCGCATTAACTAGTTCTGGTGTGTCAAAGGTCATGGTTTAGCCTCAGTGTAAATCCAACAATCCGGTTTCAGGGTTTGGAATCTTTTCAAAGTTTCGTCATCGGTGTTGTCGGTTATGTGTTTTAAGGGCACATGGACTTTTAGAAAAAGCACGCAGCTACAGATACGGCACATTCCTAGTTCATCTTCACCGTCCGCGTGTATATCCATTCCTGTTTTTATTTCGATATGAGAACGGACAACATCGGCAGCAGCGGATTTTAATTTCTCCCACAGCTTTACTTTGGTGTTGTATGGACAATTGACACACACCTTGGCGCGAGATTCGGCAAGCTCCTGCGAAACTGGTTTTCCACCCTCACCCAACCAATCATTTAGGATTTTATGGGCGGTTACAATTTCAGAGGCAATGCTCATTAGTCAGCGAGCTTTCCACAGGTGGAGCAACCACCTTTTTTAGTTACCGATGATGGCGCAACATAAGGCGCGTCCGTGTCATAGCAATACTGCGGCATACAACCGAGGCGTTGACATGTGTAGCAATCAATATCCTCAATCACTTGTTCTATCGTCGCACGGTCTAATCCATTTGCGAGACGGAAATCCAAAACAAACTTGGCCTGTTGCTCTATGCTGTAACCAGAGGCAGGAAAACTTGTGCCGGATGCCTTGGGTTTGTTCATAGACAAATTCACCTGCTGGAAAGGGGGCATATCTTAACAATCGGCACATATCAATCGTGGACTAATAGCCGTGATTTGATGGCATTTTCAAATTCTTCCATCTCGGCTTGCATGAAGTTATCTGTTGAATCCTCGGATTTGTCAATAATTCCAATGCGGGTTATCTGGAAACCCAATCTTCTCGCCCCCTCGACCCCTATGGCAAATGTATCCATCAAATCTGGGCTTTTCTTGATTCGCTCCTTCATGTCCTCCTTTTTCTCTATCTCAATCTTGTTGCCAGCGACGATGGAATACATACGCATCTGGCCCTCTTGAGCGACTTCCTTGGGAAGATTGCGAACTTGTTCGGATTCGATGGCTTCTCGGGTTGAGAACCATAGTTCGGTCAAAAATTTTGAATAATGCTCCGAACACTTTTTCAATCTCTTTTCAATCATCCCGTATTCATTTTTAACTTCATGGAACAAATCGTGCCTTACAGGTCGGTCGGTCGGTTTTCCTCCTGCATTCACCGGAATTGGAGATTTATCTTTGAACACTTTTGAAAAAGCATGGCCGATTGTGCCGATTCCAAATGAGTCGTAAAAACAATTCTCCGATGGAATTCCCAACATATCCAATTTCTCTTTGGCGAATGCTGCAATTTGCTCCTCCGGTTCCATGCTCGAATTAAGTCTGATTGGAATTATTTCTGGCTCGCTACAATCAATCACGGTTTGTCCATAAGCGTCTTCACCGAACTGCAATTCCATACCCACGCATCTATCGCCAGAGCCATAGGCTAAATCAATTGCGTAAAGTTTTGTGCGTTCAGTTCCTTTCCATACAACATCATCAAACGCCTTGTGTTTTTGGCATAATGTCATCGTAATCACTCTCCAAGACACCATATTCTTAGAGGGCTTACCGATGCATTGAGAAAACCATTGCCACGAGTCTTTGCCGTGGGTGGAGGCGACTGATTCGAGCAATTTATCCGATATTAGAAACGGATAACGGGTTCCCGGAAAATCTTTGTTGGGATTGTCTCTGCCATCAAAGGCGACGACGTGGGCATTGTAAAACTTTGATTTCCATTCCTGAGTTTTTTCCGTGTCAACAAATGAATCCCATCCCGCGATAGGCTCTGCGGCTGTGCAAAGCGGTTCCGCGAGGTCGAGGGGATTGCCTCCCATGCAACCCTTGAAATTTTGATTCACCATCCAATTCGTATATGCGTCCAAAAAACTTGGCTGCATCAATGCGGCCTCATCTCCGTAGTGCGCCAACTTACCGTCTAATTTTCCGGGTGAGTTGGGAGGCTTAACACCCTGAAATTTTGACATGCCAACAAATCTTCCACCGCTGACGCAGGGCACGCACACAATACCTTTATTTATAGTTCTTGCCATTTCATTGTCGTCATCAATATCGTCCGGTGTGATGGCCATTGCCGATTCTAGAACGTATCCGGGAAGCCAAGGGAACTTTGATTTAGCACGGTTGTATAATTCTTTAACCCGACCCCATACGCGCAATTCCAGTGACCGTTTATCGGTGGAGGAAATCAATGACAAAGAAGTGTGCGGGAAACAAAAAAAATCTATCAATGGCATGACTGCCATCAGAGTAGTTTTTCCAGAGCTTGCACTTCCAAGAAACACAGTTATTTGATTCTCAACCATTCTTCTGATTCCCAAAGTGAACCAACGATGCTGTTCGTCTTCTTGGAAAAGAAGTTTGTGAATCCTCAAATATGTATCTACGCGATTCGTTCCGAGTTTGGCCATTTGTGAATCTGATTGGCCCAACATCCACATTTCGATTTGAAGCTCATGCGTTCCCTCTGGCCATAGAAGCCCATATCTGTTAAGCGACATTTTTCCACAGCTTTCTTTTCAAAATAAACCCAATCGCAGTTTTGGATACTCCGTATTCTCTGCCTAAAGTTTTCCAAGTCCACCCGCCTATTGCATATTTCTGCCTTATTTCTCTCACCTGCCACTCGAACAGTCTTGAGTCTCCATTTCTCTCTCCTCTGGCGACACATTCAGGATGTAGTCTTGGGCCGCTCCTATCTCCACGGGCTAATTTTTCTGGATTTGTTCTGGCATAATGGGCATCTCCCCTAATGGTAACTTTTCTTCCCTTTTTAATCATGTCCCTAATGTTATCAAGACACGTTCCCAAGAATAAGTGAGAGGGATTTACGCATCCGGGGTTGTCGCAATGGTGACAAATAAAGTGACTCTCTGGAATAACTCCATTTTTTATCATCCAAACCAAACGGTTTGCGTTATAGGCTCCTTTTCTAACGTAAAACCTTCCATATCCAGAGCGTTTTCTGCCCAACCACTCCCAACAATCGCCATTTTTATCAACAAGTGACCAAAATTTAGTCTCCTGTTCGGGAGTTAGTTTGACATATTGCCATTTGCTTGGGATGGTTTCAGAAGAACCGGACATCTTAGTTTTCATTCTTATGTTTGGTTTTAGCGGCTCGCGTGGCGTGATTACCATTCGAGCCGTGTTTATTTTGTCATTCCATCGTAAAATCACAAGTCATTTAACTAAAAAATCCTGCGAATACCCAATATACCTGACGAGATTAGTCTTAACTCCCGTTGCCAATGTCTGAATGCCATAATACGTCGCCATGCTATCGGCAGCGCGAATGTATTGGTTGGGAACATTCGTTGTCGCGGTTACAGAAGTTGTCCGGTTCACGGTGAAAGTGACATTCGTTCCCGTCTTGGTGAACTGCAAAAAGTATTGGCCGTCGTTAGTGAGTCCCACAGTGGTATCCACAACGGTCTGATTCGTTGCATTGCAAACGACCCCCTTCCATGTTGAATCATTGGCCGCTGTGGAATATCGGAAAAAGACCATGTTCGTATTGATGTTATCCGCTCCCATGCTCGTTGCCAAAGCTGCCGCTGTGAAACCAAAGTTAATTCTGACATCGTTTGTGTTTCGGACAGTGATAAATGTCTGCGCCGTCCAAGTTGAGTTGGAATATGGGGCCAAGGCATTGAAAGTCTGAGAGCCTAAAAACTCAATCGCGTTTGCCGTCGAAGCTGTTCGCATATCAATCCAAAGGCCAATCGGTGACAATGTTCTATGTGAAACCAAGGCCGCACCCGTGCCACCGGAATTGGCAAAGCTGAGAGTGTCGCCAACGCCATTGAATGCCGCCGTGCCAGCATCGGCCACATCCGAGGAAACTGTTCTGGAAGTCACGAGAGAGTTTGTCTGCGCTTGCAGTAAGTCGGTTATGCTACTTCCTCCACCGCCTCCCGATGCCGCAATCTGAATGTTGGTTCCACCTTGGTCTGTTAATGTGACATTTGCTCCCGCGCTTAAAGATTTGAGTGAAACAATTGGCTGGTTAGAAGTCGAGATAAGCGAAACCGAAGATGCTAAAGTGCTGCTGTTGGTAACATTGTTGATAAGCCCCCCCCGAAACAGTGGTTGCTATATCTGCGTTGGTGGCATGAGCCGCTTCATTTACCGCAACATTCCCCAAAGCCGATACGATGTCCACCGCATTGCTTTTCAATGGTGTATAAAGCAGCGTGAAAGTGATGATTGGCGTGGTTGTGGGAGTGGCTACATTAACCGTGAATAAAGGAGAGGCATTTCCAGACGATACGCTGGTGACGGTTCCAGAGCCGCCACCGCCTCCCGTGGCGTTGATTTTGAAACCGCCGTTGAACCTAGAAAATGTGACGTTTGTGCCAGCGTATAGATTTGTTATCCCGAGATATGGTTGAGCCGATGCAAGATTTGGCTTCTGAATCAATCCCAATCCCCAAGGTGTCCATTGTGCGAATGATGAAAATGTTGTTAGGAATAAAAGGGCGGCGATTATCTTTTTCACGATTACTGCTTTTACCACCTTCTAACTGGAGTGCAAAGGGATTTCTCGATTGACCATCCATTAACCAATCTATCTTGGAGCGTTCTGTAATTTATCCCAATCTCCAAAGACCATAGCATCATACTCTGGCGCTTTCCGTTAAATTCTATAATCCTATTATTTCTTCTATTGTTTTGCTGCTGTTCGGGGGTTGCCCAAATACAATTTGAGGGTTCGTAATTTCCATTAACATTTTTACGCTCAATGCTATGTGTTTTGGATGGCCTAAGTCCCATATCGGATAAAAAACAATCGAATGAATTTAGCCAACGCTCGCAGATTGAAATTCCCCGACCTCCATAATCTTTGTAATCTGAACATTTTGTGTTTAAACATCGCTGCTTTAATCTGCTCCAAGTATCATATTCTGGCATTATATTTCCCTTTTAGCATAACCATGAACATAGTTTCTTTTAGAGGTTGTTTCTGAACTTAAACAACCGCACGAGTTGGTTCGTTTTCCTATATCGTGCCCTGTGACAGTTGTTGTATTTCCACAATCGCATTTACAAAACCAAAGCGACCTCCAATGTTTACTTCCGGCGTGATATAAGACGGTTAATTTCCCATATCTCTTTCCTGTTCGGTCAATAAATCCATTGCCGCGCTTGACTGTTGTAAGGGAATTATGAGAGGGTTTGTTTAGGTCATTCATATTTACGTATGGTGATTTAGCTTGGCGTTGGTTGTTCAATGCTTCCAACGTCAGGCGTCATTCTGCTTGACATGTAGGCATAAGCAAGCCGAAAGTCAGTCAAATTTATGAACCCGGTTTCATGTGCTCCTTCTTGTTGTGAAAGTGTTTTACCCATACAAATTCCGGGGCCAGAAGGCCCCGACGGAACTCCCGGAATTTCTGGAACCGACGGTAAAAACGCCTTCACTTTCACCACCGCCGATTTCACTGTTCCTGCCATTGGCGCAAACGTCGTTGTTCTCGTTGCGAACTCCGATTGGATGACTCTGGGTCAAAATGTATTCGTTCAAACCGCTGGAAACTTTAAAGTGGTTGAAAAGCCAGCTTCAACGAGCGTTATTCTGCAATATCTAAATTATGCTGGAAATGTTGGCACAGGAAATTTGGTTGGAACGGGGATGCAAGTCAGTCCATCCGGCACGCAGGTAGATGTTTCTGGAATAATCGAATTGGTGGATAGCACCGGAGGGACAATTAGCAATGATATAAACTCTGGTGTCGGAAAAACGACTATTGCGCTATACATCACGCTCGCAAACCTCACTAATGCTGATGTTATTACGGCTTACACACCCGGATATGCCTTCAAACTGTTAAAAGTTTCTTTCGGTGTTCAAGTGGCTGCAACCACCGCTTTGAAATTGGCAACTATCACACCTTACATTTCCGGGGTGGCAGTTACAGGAGGAATTTTGTCGCTGACTTCCGCCAACTGCACCCCCAAAGGAACGATAGTGGCTGGAAGTGCAATTACCGCTTTGAATACCGGAGATGATGCAGCCACTATCACGCTGACCGCCTCGGCAGTAACGGCTTTCGTGGAAGGAACCGGATGGATTTTGATTGAGATTCAGAATACTGATGTTGCCAATGCGCTTGCCTCTCTCGCAGCAAAACAGAATGAACTGTTGACAGCCCTTGCACCTTAATGTGGCTGACAAAAATCCAGTTCAATATGTAGAAGACGCTTTCGGTGTGCTGCCGGATGGAATGAATAGCGGATTATCTCCTCTGCTATTGGAAAAAACTCAGTTGTCCTTTGGTAGTAATCTTACTGTCCGAAATGGCTATGCCACAGACCGACCTCCTATAATTCGCAAGACTATTGATTTCCAAGGCGATACAGCACTCCAAACCGCTATTGAAAAAGGGTTGTGGCAAACCTTCATATTCTATCAGCCAATAATCGGTGATACAAAATTGATGGTTTCCATTAGTGGGCGAGTGTTTGAATTTTCCGAACAGTTGAACGGAGAATTTACCGTCATCGAAAGGACAATTCCGAGCGACCCCAATCCCGCGACTCAGCCGCAGGCTTGGATGGTGCAGGCAGAGCAATTTCTGATATTAAACGATGGTGTTTCGGTTCCCTATATTTGGGATGGCTCCATTGCACGCAGAGCACAGACCAATACGCCAACGGTTTACGGAATCACTAATGCAGACTTCACCGTTCCACAAGTGGGGGCATCAGTAACCATCAATATTGCGAGTGGATATACTGGCCCGTTAAACGTAGCAATTTACATCGGCGGGCATATTTACGTTGTCACCAATCAAAGCAATAACACTCAGGCGTATTCTCTGGCATCGGTTAAAAATGTAAACGGAGTTGCGGGGTCAACCGTTGACGCGGGAACACCTGTCATCATAAAAGGAACCGGACTGATTGTTGGAACCACGACAACGGGTTTTGCCTTCAATGATTTCTTTTTGCATGATTTAGGTCTTGATACCAGCACGGCACAAACCACTGTCGCAGATAATAGCATTGTTACAATCTTAGGGCGACGGTTCAGAAAAAACGGCACAAAGTTTGCAATTCAATCAGGGCCATTCCCCTTTGTGGTTCCAGCCGGTTCTCAGGTTATCAGCACGGGGGCCGCGCAACCCGACCAGACCATAGCGACGGTTTATGAAGCGTTCACGGTTCCTGCTATCGGCTCCTCAGTGACGGTAAAAACCACTTCGCTTTATTCCGGCGCAGACAATCAGGCGGTTCAGATAAATTCAAAGAACTTTGAGATTTCAAAGACAACTCAGCCCCCGACTCCACCGGCTACTTTGATTGTCAGCAATGTGAACGACTCTCCGGGGAATACGGTTATCAGCGGAACCGATTTGGCGTCCGGTGCATTGGTCGGAGTTTCCACCGAACTGCCTCCGGGTAGGATGCTGGTTTATGGCATGGGGCGTATTTGGGAATGTCTCACTGATGGAAAACAGTTTGTCGCAGGTGATATTGTTGGCGGTTCATCCGGCACACAGACTTACAATTATACCGACTCGGTTTTACGGGTGACAGAAAACTCTTATCTGGCAGGCGGTGGAAATTTCAGAACGCCTAGCAGCGGTGGCACGATTAACGCCATGATTTTCACGGCCACCTTGGATGTTTTCATTGGGACAAGGGCCGATACAGATATTCACACCATCAGGAGTGTTTTCATGTCAGGCTCCGGTGGATAGAACCACATGGAACTCGCTTACCAATCCAATCCTCACGCAATCCCTGATTTCGTTTGGAGCCTTGGGACAGGATTCAACCGTGCTGGCTAATAGCGATACCTTGTTTCGCTCCATTGATGGCATCCGTTCGTTGATTCTCGCACGCCGGGAATTTGCTACATGGGGCAACACTCCAATTTCAAACGAAATGGATAGGGTTCTGACGAATGACCAAATAGATTTGTTAGCCTATTCCAGCGCAACGGTATTCGACAATCGTTTGCTGATGACGTGCGCTCCACAGGCTTCAACCCAAGGTGTTTTCAATAGCGGATTGATTGCCCTAAACTTTTCACCCATCAGCACGCTTCGAGGAAAGTCCCCATCGGTTTATGATGGACTATGGACAGGCGTGAACGTCCTTAAAATCCTGTCAGGACAATTCAATGGTTTAGACCGTTGTTTCGCCTTCACTTACAATTTAGACCAAAAGAAGATTGAGCTTTATGAGTTTCTAAAGACGGGAAATGACCATTTTGACAATGGAAACACGCCGATTACATGGACAATGGAAAGCGCGTCGTTGTTCCATAAAATCAAAGGCAAAACCGACTTCGATTTGGTGAGAATGACCGATGGGGAAATTTATATTGATGACGTGATAGGAATGGTAACGGTTCAGGCGTATTACAAACCCGACCAGTATCCCTGTTGGGTCAAGTGGACACAATTTAACGTGTGTGCCAAGAAAAATAACCCGGATTTAGGACAACCGATTGATAATTCAATCAAGCCACAATATCGAACGCGCATTGGACTTGGACAACCAAGCGCAGACGATTGCTACGATGTTACCGGCAGGCCGTTGCGCGAGTTTTACACCTGCCAAGTGAAGTTTATCATCACGGGACATTGCCGATTTTTGGGTGCTAAATTCAAGGCGGCGATTGTGCCGGAGTCTTACTACGCGAAGCAACTTTGTGAGGGGGAATGTTAAGGTGAGTTGCGACACTTGCAAAATTATACAGTGTGACAATCCGAGTGACATAGCCCAATACTCGCTTCAATCCAGCGCATTTTTTTCGCCTCAATTCGTATTCGTTTTAGATTGTCCAGCCGGATATTCATGTCAGCCGGGAGGATACCCCAATACGATTACATTGCCACCCGGAACCATCACACTTCCACCACCTACGGTAAATCCCGGAACCCCAACCGCGGTAAATCTGCTTTGCTGCAATACTCCCGTATCTGTCACAATTCCAGCCGATTCAAATCAAACCACCGTTACCGCCTTGATGAATCAGTTGATGGCTAATTGCGCGGCGAAAATGGCGGATTGCCTCAACATAAATAATCCACCGACAAGCATCCCCGGAGGAAACCCGCCAAGTCCACCCGGAACATTTAACAAGTATTCCAACGATGCTCTGACATATTTACTTTGTGGAAAACCAGCCACCTTGGGCGCTACCGATACATTGCCCGGATGGATTACTCTTGATACCGCGACAAACATAATTCATGGCAGCGCGGGAATTTTCTTTGGCAGGACAAAAGAGGAAGCGAATGCATTAGCTAATGCCGAGTTTGTTTCTAATATTCAAAAATTGATAGCCACCGGAATCATTTTCTGCAATTGCATCAGCACAGGAGGAACATTGCCGGATGGTCAATCAGGAGTTTCAGGTTATGACACATTCATAGTGGCAGCGGGAGCGCCACCACCCGGATTTGCTATTACGTTTAATGTCACGGCAGGCACATTTCCACCGGGACTGACTTTGAATAGCTCCACGGGAGAAATAACCGGCACACCAACACTGGACGGTATTTTTGCCTTCACAATCACCTTGGATTTAGTGCCTATATGAGTTGCTCAAAAGATTTTACAATCAGGATTTTAGACCCGTGCAAGGATAAGAATACGGATTGGGCGCATGTTATGTGGGGAGGGGCCGAAACAAACCCGGAAGGTTCGGTTATTGGTGGCTCGGGAACCACGGTAACATTTTTCAGAAACCATGCTCCCGACGGGGCGGTTCAATTGATAGCATTTGCGACAGAATTATGTGTATTGCCGCCAAGGGATATAAGTATAAAAGTAACCAATTCAGTAGGTGCTGGCGGAGTGGATATTGAGATAGTAACCACAGGTGGCGTATGGTTATTAGGAACAACTTTTGTTGGCCCTCCGGTTACTTATCCGGTTCCTTTATTCTCAAGCGACGGCACATTTTTCCAAGTGTTTAGCACACGCTCATTTTCCGGTCTTATGGACGTAAAGGTAGAGTTTATCGTATAAATGTTGCAATTTGAACAAAACAGAGTAAAAGCCATCTAACCAGTGAAAACTTTAGGCGAACTCAAACAATCCAGAATCAAAGAGATTGCCCAATCTTGTTCCACGTCGGATGATTTCAAGTCTCTCATAAACGAAGCCACAGAAAGATTGATGTCTCGCGGCGATTGGGTCGGTTCACTGGTTCCAATTCAGGTTTGTTTGACGCGAGATAGCTGTGTGGTCTGGCCGCGCTACACCGGCCAAGTGCGCCGCATTAACTATTGCGGACAACACATCAAAACCCGCAATGAATGGTTCGATTTTGTTGGCCCTGAACAATACTGCGGTTGGTATCATCAATGGGGGTGGGGAAACCAAATGGGTTGGGGACAGTTTTACAATCGAAATCTAGTTTCACTAGGATTTTCCTGCACTTTTCAGGATATACCCTTGGACAAAAACTGTCTCATCCGTGTTTATCCTCTGTGTCAGGCTGATGTTGGAAAAACGATTACGATTTTCGGTGTGGATACTAACGGCCAACCGTTGATGACCAAGGATGCCACCACAGGCGAATGGAGCGAAGGACTTACCTTAACTTTATCGTTACCGTTTGTCAGCACTTCAATCTATGTTCGGCAGATTACTCGTGTAATACGTGAGCAAACGAACAAGAACACGCCGATGTATGCTTATGACGCGGCTGATGACACGCTTTTTCAATTGGCGAATTACGAGCCTTCCGAAACCAACCCGCAGTATGTCAAAGACCGATTGAATCTTGGATGCTATCGTGGAAACTGTGATTTGCGCTCAATAGTTGCTTTGGTAAAATTGCGATTCATTCCCGTGCAGGTGGATACGGATTTGGTTCTAATCAACAGTATCGCCGCTTTGAAACTGGCCGTGCAAGCCATTAAGTTTGAGGAGGCGAGTGAAGACGAAAGGGCTTTTTCGAAATGGACGGCAGCGATACATGAACTAAATATCCAGCTTGAGAACGATTTTCCAATGGAAGTATCCACCGCGATTGATACAGGTTTCAGTCCTGTGGAATCATTTGGGAGGCAGCGCGTAATTTAATTTATGGCATCACTAAGACCAATTGGCGGAACGGCATCAGGGTCAACCTATGACCCATCCTTGTTCGGTTACAGCGTGGGGGCAGCGCCAACTCGCGGGCAAGGCGCTTTCGGAGCCGTGCCGGGACAAATTGGAGTGCCGCCATCAACCTACACGCAGACAACCAATGCAATTCCGTCTTTAGGGCCAGCCGGAAATGCTGCCGGGACTGCCATTCAAAATCAAATTGCTGGAAAATTGTCGCCTGCAACTTTGGCTGCTTTGCGAGATGCCGCTGCGACTTATGGCGTTAGCACAGGCGTCCCCGGAAGCCAGTTTCAAAATTACGATTGGTTGCAATCTCTCGGTCTGAACACGGAAAATCAGGTCAATACCGGAATCGGGAATTACAACAAGACTTTGACTACGGTAGCGGGAACACAGACCGACCCAAATCTTGCCGCTTCCATCGCAGACCGAAATGCTACCTATGCCGCTGCACCCGACCCCGCTGCTGCTGCGAGTTACGCACAAGGATTGTTCGACAAGTATTTGCAGTCATTAAAAACGCCTGCTGGCGGCACAAGTTCAGCCGGAAGCACCCTTCCATGGTATATGCAAGGAGATAACTTTGGAGCATCTCTTGGCCCCGGAACATGGCAAACTGGCCCCGGCACGTATAGAACTCCATACCAATAAAATTTGTGGCCTTTGAAATCGCACCTTGGTTGAGAATCAACCCACTCGACTACGTTAATTCCGCTGCTGCCGGTGGAAGGCTTGGGTTGTCTCGTGCCGAGTTGGAATCAAGCGCATTGCAAGCCGGTGACAGAACAAATCTTGGTTATGCGCAGTTGGCAGGTGAAAATGGCCGCGCATCTTCCGCATTGGCTGAACGTGCTTATGAGGCGAACTTGGAAAATCAGGCGCGACAAGCTGCCACCGAAGCAAATGCTTCCGAGGCCGCTGCCAAATTAAAAGAAGCAACAGCTAAATCCTCGTTGCCATCCATTCACACATTGGGAGACCAATTGTTAGCGGTGACGCCAGAGGGTTTTGTGACGCCTTTGTATAACAAACCAGAGGAACCCAAAATCATTGAAGGTTATCGTGGGGCAATTACGATGGTTGACCCTAAAAATGGGGCTGTAAAGGTGTTGCGTGATGCGATGCCTTACAACGTGCCTCAAAGGTTTGACACTGTTTCGGAAACGACCAAAGGAGTTCCCGAACATCCTTCCTATGACGTTACAACGCCACTCGTAAGTAAATGGTTTGGGCCTGATATTCAACCGTCATCGTTTTCGACAACCAACACTTCTGCTTTGGATGCTCTGCCTAAAGGCTCAACTATTGTGACCAATGATATTCCTGCAACGCCGTCACGCACAACTAGCCGACGTGTTCCAGTGGCTACCGCTGCATTGGACGGCGTTGTTACAAGCCAAACGCCGGGAGTAAAAGATTTAGGGCCAGCATCGGGAACCGATAGCGTCACTATACCACCCGCGCAAGCCAACGAAATTACTCGCTTGACCAAAGACGGCAGGAAAGCAATTTTCGACGCAGATACGAAAGAGTTTTTGCGTTATGCCGACTAATCCAACTTGGGAAGAAACAACATCTGCACCGTCATGGGATGATACTGCTCCAATTTCTACAGAACAGGATTCACAACAATCCATAATTGATGCTTTAAATAATGGCGCAACCATTCGAGATGTTCCCGATAAAGCTGCACAAATAAAGCGTGACTTTGGCACGGAGCGATTGCGGCAAGTAATCGAAACTCCGGTTACAAATTACTTGCCAGAGGATGCCAGAAACGCATTGGATTTACCGGGACAAATGGCCGCTGTTGCTGCCAAGCATCCCGAAGATACCAGTTTTGGGGTAATGGCGGGAATGGCTGGTGGTGTCAAGAATCTAGCCAATGGTTTTACAAGCCCAATCGGATTAGCAACTTTGGGAATCGGTGCTGCTCCCAAGGCAACCCAAAAAGCGATTGCATTAGCATTCGCTGGTCAAATGGCTACCCAATTGCCAGACTTAGGAACAGAATTGGGGCAAGAATTTGGAAAACCCGCCGATAAAAGAGATACGGAGAAAATATCAAGGCTCCTCACTGAATTTGCTGGAACTGATTTGTTTGCTTCGCTGGCATTGAGACACGGCTTAAAGGATTCTATTCCTGCACCAGAACCAAAACTAGAGCCTGCGCCTGATGTTTCAGGTAGAACACTCAAAATGCCGGAAGGTGCTAAACCTCCGGGTGAAATCCAAACAGTTGAGGACAATCTTGCTGATGTTTCCACAATTCCAAGCACGGGGCCAACCTTTGCGGGCATACCGGAAACTGCTATTCCGAAAGAGGCAAAGCCCGTGGTTCCAGAAACACCACCGGAAGCAGAAAAAGGTATCAGTGTCGTTGACGAAATCCGAAACAACGGAGCCAAGACGATTGCTGATATTCAAAGACTTTATCCCCAAGCACAATTAACGCGAGAGGCAGCGCGAACTTTGCGTAATGCCGCATGGGGAACACCTGACAATCCTTTGCCAGCAGAACAAACTCGACCGAAAGGAGAACCAAATGCCATTCCAGAGCGAAAGCCAGAGACGCTACCTGTGGAAATTCCACCCGGAAGTAGCACAGAAGTGGGCGGACGAATATCCGCACCAGAAAAACCTGCCATATCACAAATCCCAAATCCCGAAACACAAACAGGGGCGGCGGGCATTCCGGAGCAAGTAGCGCCTCCGGTTGTAACCACCGATGTTACAGAGCCTTTAAATCCGGGTGGCTCACAAGCTGAATTGTCTCCTGATTTACAGGCGCAATCCAAGGCCAACAATAGCCGCGCAGCATTTGAGGCGTTGGCGAAGGAAAAAGGCAGCCCATTGCCAACTCCCGCACCCGAAGGCAGTCCAACCGCTATGAAATATAGGTTGATTGACCAAGAGCGGGCTGCGCGTGGATTGGAGCCATTGACCAAGGGGGAATCTGTTTCCGACCAAGAGACGTTAAATAAGGCGATGGTAGCTATGGATAAAAACCCAAATGCTGCCGATGAATTGGTTAAGGAACTGAACGCGAAACCACGCACTATTTCCGACGTAGAAAACTTCATTCTGTTGCTCAAAAAAAGTGGAGTTACGTAATTCCTATGAAGCATCGGCGCGTGAATCTGCCAAGGCTTTTGATGAAGGCAGAACGGGGGATGCGAAATTGGCATCATTGGAAGCCAACAAGTATTCGGATGCGTTGGAAAAGGTGGAGAAAGCATCTCGCGTGAGCGGTTCCGAACGTGGCCGCGCATTGCGTTCATTGCGCGTGATGATGAATGAGGACTTTTCCTTGGCATCAATGGAAATGCAGCGACGTGCGGCCAAAGGTGGAGAGCCGTTGACCGAAGGAGAACGCTCTGAATTGGTCAAGATTGCCGATGACTATAAAAAGGCCAATGAGGATTTGCAGAAGCACATGGCGGAACGTATTGACCGTGCCTCCAAAGCTGCCGTTGATGAAGCCTTGGCACGAATAGCCAAAGAAACAAGACCAACTGTAGAGCCACATGTTCGCATTATCGCAGACCGTGTTAAGGGCTACTTCGACAAACGCGCAGAAGCGGCTTTGAAACGGTTATCAGGAGCAACATTCTCAACACCGTTGCCTGACTTGATTGACCTCGGAGTATCCAAAATCATCAGTGGCGCAATCGAATTTGGTGAATGGTCTGCTAAAATGATTGCCGACTTGGGCGAGCGAGTTAAACCACACCTTAAAACCGTGTGGGATGCCTCCCACAAGGCGCTGGATGACCATATCGCGCAAGTTGCGAGTGGGAACACCCGAGAGAAGGTCAAAACCGCTGTAAAGTCCACTGGCGATAAAATAGCCAAGGCCCGCGAGACGATTAAAACGCGAGTGGCAGCGAAGGAAACCGAAAAGCTATCACCACAGATTCAAAAAATGGCCCGTGCGTTCATCGAATCAGGCATTACCGATAGAGAAAAGTTGATAGATGCCGTTCATAATGAATTACAACAGATTTTGCCTGACATTACCCGCCGTGAAACCATGGACGCCATTTCGGGTTATGGAGATTTTAAGCAACTGAGCAAGGATGAAATCAGCGTCAAATTGCGTGGCATGAAAGGCGAAATGCAGCAAATCGCCAAGCTGGAAGATATGGCCAAAGGCGTGCCGCCTAGTAAAACCGGCATTGAACGACGGGAGCCGACTGCGGAGGAAAGAAAACTCATTAAGGCAGTCAACGAGGCCAAGATTCAATTTCAGGTTCCGATTACCGACCCTGCAACACAGTTAAAATCTGCTTTGGACACCCGCAAGGCTTTGCTCAAAGGGCAGATTGAGGACTTGGAGAACCGTATTAAAACGGGCGACTACTCCAAGAAGCCAAAACGCGAACTTGCTTTGGATAGAACCGCTATGGAATTGGAGGCCCAAAAAGGAAGGCTGCGAAAGAAGTTCTTGGAGGGTCAACGAAAATCGCAACTAGCCGCTAGAACTGGAAGTGAAAAAACCTTCGACTTTATCGGTAACGCCAGGCGTTTCTCGGTGCTTTCCGGTGCTAATGTGCTGGCTAAACTCGCCGCTTATTCCGCTACCAAATTGCCAATAATGGGAATAACCGAGGCAATCGGAGGGGCTTTGTCCAAGGCCAGAGGAATACGCGATATTGCCGAAAAAGCCCCAAGCGAAAGCGGTGCGAGTTACGATGCTTATGCCAAGGCGATTGCGAAAGGACTTACGCAAGGTTTCGTTGATGCCTATAAAGTCGCCAAAACCGGCCAATCTGATTTAAAGGCTGCTTTCAGTGACCGTCCTGATACGGGGCGGGAATGGTATAACTTTTTCCAAACAGTTCACGAGGTTATCAAATCTCCATTGCGCCGTGCTGCCTTTGAATTGTCATTGCAAAAGCGCATGGCTCACGCGGTCAAGAATGGCGTGGATATTTCCGACCCTCTGGTTCAAGTCGCTTTGTCGAAGGATGCCTATTTGGATTCAGACCGTGCGCTATTGTTGGAAAGCAACAAACTCGCATCCGGTATTCGTGGATTATTGAAACAGTTGGAAACTCCAAATAAAAAGAGTGGCGAAATTCCGATTGTGGGAAAGGCCGCTGCCACCTTGGGGCGTGTCGAGTTTCCCATCCTCACAGTTCCGTTCAATTACATGAAACAAACGCTTACTTCCGCGTTTGGATTGGCTACCGGAAGTCTCAAAGCACGAGCCGCATTGAAAAGAGGAGTCGAAAACCTTTCACCAGAGGAAGCTGACAATATCATGCGGCATTTGAAATACGGTTCAATCGGAGGCGCGATGTTGCTTTACGGATTTTACGATGGTTACAAAAACGGGAGCAATGGCGTATTCGGTGGTTATTACCAGCCGGGAGAAAAGCGAAAAGACAATCAGGCTGGTGTTGGCGGTCTTAAAATAGGGGATACTAAGATTAGCGGTCTATTGCTCCACAACCCTGTTTTAGCCGTTGGGCAGCTTGGGCATACGATTGGCGCGATTGCAGCACAAAAGCACTCCAAGGCCAATCCAGAGCAGCGTGGCGTGGCAATAGGTTCAATCTCTGGAATGATGGGGTTGCTAAATGAATCTCCACTTGGCCGACAATTTGAACTTGTGAGTGATTTAAGCGACCCCAAGAGTGCAGAATGGGCCTTGGGAGAACATGCTAAATCACTTGCAGTTCCACAATTGGTTCAAGAAGCCGCACAAGCCACTGATAAGGACGCTGCCGGAAACGTGATTAAACGCGCTCCGGTGACGGTTGGGCAGCATGTAAAGACTGGCATTCCGATTCTGCGGCAGACGGTTCCGAAAAAGAAACAACCATAAGCACGTTTTCAAACGGCAGGATGGTGTATTCGACTCCACCAATGGTCTTTTTAACCGAGTTCGTGCCGTCAATAATCACCAAGTCATTGACTGCAAATGTGGGGTCAACCTTGCGGTTCTTATAGTCGAATAAATCACCGATGCCACAGACCTGATAAACCTGTGGCCTTTCCTGTAGGTGCTCAGGAACAACAATGGTCGTTTGCTCGGTTTCCTTAATGTCCAACTGGCGCAACAGGACACGATTACGGGAGGGTTTTACAAGTCTCATTTAATATCCAAGAATTTGTTTTCGCTTGGCAAGAGAGGCTTCAACTTCTGAAAAGTAAACATTCGTTTCCGAAAGAATGACTTCTGTAACCTCGCGGGTTTTTTCTTGCAGAATCATTTTATTGCCATTCTTTTTATACCACTCATAAGCATCCCACTTTCCTGTGATTGCCCTTCCAGCGCCCCACCAATCTGCCACCATTTCTTTTACATACTTAACCGGCATTTGCATTGGCTTATGCTTTGGCTCATCAGAATCGTTGGTAAGAAGCCAATATTGCCAATGATGTTTATTCGATTTTTGATGATGATTCCAAGCGTGGTCAAAGGCAGCATCTATTGGCCCTTGAATTAGCCAATATCTAAAATCGTCTGGCTCGTTTTTGTGACTTTTCTCATAGAATTTGTCAACGTAAGCGAACCATTCGCAAGGAAGAAATTTAGTCCAATCATGGATTATGGCCCTCCAAAACGAAACGCCACATTTTCTGCACGCAAGAAATACAAACCATTTGTGCAAAATCACATATCTGAGATAGAGGAAATGCTTCTTCATGCGACAACGCTTTCACGCAAATCTTCAAAGAACCCTTTTTCTTTCTTCTCAGTCGGAGCCTTTTTGGTGCGAATCTTTCCCGGTGTGCTGCCATTGGCATCTTCCACAGATGCTTTCAATTCTTCCAACTCGGCCTTGAGTGTGTCAATCTGTCGAACCAACATGGGATGAGCGGCAGCACGCAGCCGGATAGCAGCATCCAAAGCAATCCTTTCCTCTGGCTTGAGTTTATCGCGGCCAAAGTAGGCTTTATCCACCAGCGCCATACTTTCATCGAATATAGCTTTGCTATCGGCATCCTTGGGGTCTGGTGAATACAGTTCCGGTGATTCATCCTGCAAATCCTTGGTAATCGCCGCAAACGCTTTTGTGGAGCGTTCCAATTGTTCCTCACGTTGCTTCTGTTCGGTATGCTCCTTTTGGATGCGCTCAGCCTCCGCTTGCTTGGTGCGCTCGCCTGCATTTTTGTGATAATCCTGCAAGGCGCTATCACGCTGGCGTTTCAATTCATGCAGCTTTTCATACTGCCGCATGACTCCACCAGCACGAGCGCCGAACATCAATTCTGCTTGTTCCTCTGCTTTGGCGGGTGGCAAACTGAATATCAAAGCAAAGTCGTTGTCCCAAGTAGCCTTGCGTTGCGTGCCGTTGTCATCAACCATCAAACCCTCAATCAAACTCTTGGCATATTCCGCCGCCGTGTTGAAAGGCTTTTCGTGCTTCTCTACAAATTCAGGATTTTTCTCATAGCGATAAGTCCCCACTTCCGCCTCCAATTCCTGAATGCGCTTATCCTTGGCGGTCAATTGTTCAGATAATACCTTGGCATCCCCATTTCCGTTAGCGCCTTCGCGCAGTTTGGTAATCTCTGCCTCCAATTCCTTACGCTTAGAAAGATTGTAATTAACAACCTTTCTCATGTGCTTCATTGAAGCCGTTTCAACCTTGTTTTTGTCCTCTGGAGGCAAAACAAGTTCATCAATATCAATTTTATCAGTGGGTTTCTCAGGAGCCTTTTCAATGGGCTTATCCGGTTGTTTTTCCAGAGGTTTATCAGTCGGTTCCTTCGCGTCTTTTAGGTCTGGTTTGTCCGGTTGTTTAACCACTCGCGCTTTGGCATCTACCGAGGCGAAAGGGCTTTTAGATGGCTTCGGCTCCGGTGCAGGAGCGGGAGCAACCGCCGCTGCGATTGGTGGAGTTGTAGAAGTCGGAGCCGAAGGTGTGAGGGTGGAAATGGTTTCTGGCATAAATTATGCGGGTTCGTAAGTTTGTTGAAATATGTCTGGTTTACATGGATAACATTCGCCCTTAACGCCTTTGATAATCCAATCCCCCACATTGGCGGTCATTACGCCCTCCAAAGTAGTAATGCCTAATTTTCCATCACCTAGGTGGTGTATCGCCCTGCTATTCCCAATCAGAAGCCTTACCATATTGAAATTTTCAGGAGTGTTAATTTCGGCATCTATAACTACTGGTTTCTTTCTGAATTTCATTCCCAAGTTTCTCCATTTGCAATCAACTCATCCGTCTTAAATGCGTCTGGGTGTTTTCTGGCGTGCTTGCAGCATAATGGCATCCACCCACTATTCATAGCTGGATATGCAGCTACGGTTGGTTCTCCACAAAAAACAATAGGATTGGTTTTTACAACGGTTTCGCAAGTGGGATTTATTGGTGCATTCTTCCAATCATCGGACTTTATTGATTTCCACTTTTTGTATGTGAGACTCATCACTTCTTTTCCTTTTTAGCGTTGTGTTTGTGCAGAATGGGAACAGCGGTCAAATCGTGCGTGATTAGCGGCGAGGGAATAGGCGCGATGTCCTCACCTTTATCCGGCATGTTCAAAAGGATGCGCTCAAACATATTCGCGCCTTGCATCTGCGCTTCCGTTGGCCCCCATGACGCAAATTCAGCCTTGGTATGAATCAGCAAGGTCTGGAATAAATCGCTCTTGGTGATTGCCAAAGTCGCCTTTACTCGCTCGGCATCACGGAGGAATTCTGATTTTGCGCTCATTACTTTGATTAAGCCAGAATGATTAAAGTTGTCAAGGCAACAATAGGGCAAGGATGTTTCCCAACCACACACCAACAAGTTCAATTGGAAGCATCAGCAGACACAATAAAATATACAGCTTCCAAGTTTTCATCTCGGCCTCCCATCGTGACAATAAGTGATTCCCTGCAACTGTCTCACTTTCCAACCTCGTTTTAGCACAACATCCAGCCAAGTTTGGTCAACGGGGCTTGGCGTTGGTTTGATTGACTTGGCTAGTTCCATTGGAACAAACAGACCCACAGGCCCACCTTCCGGGCCATTGTTGTAAATGCTTGGGCCAAGCTGATAGAACTGAGCATTAGCCGCGCAATCCATCGGCATCCTTTCCATTTGTTCCAGCCATGTGTTGCCTATCACCCAAGAATCGTCATCGAATAGCCATGCCCATTTGCCTTGCGCGATGTCCAGCAAATCATCTGCGAATCTACCCATATCCATGTAGCCCGCACCACGCGGGCCAATGACGGTTTTAACGCCATACCCAGCTTTCAAATCTGGAATGTCTATTATTCTTCGACTGTCATCGTCATCAATGCGTAGCAGGATTTCCACTTTGGAATTATCGCTGCAAGTGTCACGGATGGATTTTAGGGCTTTGATTAAGCCTTCCAATGGCCCGCGAGTGGGCATTATTACGCTGATAAGTGGTGTCATATAAGGTGTAAATCTGTGTTCGGGTGTTGGTCTGACATGACAGGATAGTTAGCCTCTACAAAATCGCCGCAGTAGGTGTTAGGTTTTCCACCCTCCAATCCTTTAATAACCGGCGCGAATGTTATGCCTTTGCTAAGTGAAGCGGCCCACCACGCGAAAGTTGAATTTGAACGGAATAATACCGGCGCGTGCATCAGGCGATAGAACGATGGCACAGAAACCCAAGTTGTGCCTAATCCTGCCGCAATCGCATCGCCATCAAATCCAGCTAGTCGCGTAGGGTTTGTGTCAGTCTCCCAACCAAAATCATTTGCATCAAATCCAGCGCGGGTAGCAGCGTCAATGTAGGATTGTCGAGAGAGCGACACCATGCCTGAATCAATGTAATCCTTACCTTCGCGCACGTTTAGCAACACCTTGGGAATGTTCTTTTTCAACACTTGTAATCGTTCTTCGATTTCAGGTCTGAACGTGAACCACTCGCGTACTTGCTTGAGACTATAAATAATTGATTCCTGATTTTGATAGGTGGACTCTGGAAGTTTTATGTCGGGATTGTCAGTTCTGACTGCGTTAGGAATGTTGAATATCTTTTCACCAATCCACGGCGGAATTGCTAAGTCGTAGCCATCGCGTTCGCACATGGCACGCGCTGTCGCATACTGGAATAAAATGTTACCAAGCCTGCCGGTTAACATTACTGATAAAGTGGGCATCAAATTCCTTTTATTTCTGTTCCATCATACCAATCGTGGGTTGGCCATGTCGGAATGGGCCAAGGTTTTCCACCGAGAATATCGCTTCTCAATTGTCTAATATCGAAAGGGTGTGCGGCGCGTTTTAAGCCTCTTAATTTAGCCAGCAAAGCATGAGTCTTGTCGTTTGGAGACACGCCCTTATCTTCGCGCTTCATTACATAGCCCAATTCGGAAGGCGTTCTGTCCTCCACAATCTTTATGCGCTTGTCATACATGATGGGATAGCCGTTATTCTGCATCATCAATCCGAATATGCAATCCTCCATTGAACACCCGTCGCAAGTTTCGTCCCAAGAATTGATATTCAAAACCCACTCCAAGGGTGCTCCCAAACAGGCTCCAAAAGTCCACTCGCCGGGGGCCTTAAATGGCTCTGGCTTCTTCCAGAATTTGTCCACATATTCCTCTCGTGAATCTTTTCCTATCACGATTCCCCCATGCGTGATAACCCCATCGGTGACTATCATTCCGGTTCTTTTTTCATAAGCGCCAGCAACTATGTATCTTTCTTTTATGGCCTGTCGAACTGGTTCCATCCAACCGGGAAATAATACACACCTATCATCCAAAAACATGATGTAATCTGTTTCACAGAGACAGACGGCGGTTGAACGAGCGGAGGACATGGCCCACCAATCTTGCGAAGTAACACGATGTTTTCCTTGCCAAACAGTCGGTTTAGGTTCAGTCCAAATCCATTTTATACCCAAATCATTCAGCTTAAATTTAACGCCGGTTCTGCCGCCAATTTCCGGCTTGTCGGCATAAAAATCGGTAACGATTATACGAACATCTTCGCCTTTGTTTAATTGTGGACGCAAGGAGTCAACAAACCAATCAAGACACGGGCGCTCTCTAGCCGTTGTGTATGCAATCGTGAGACTCATTATCTTATCCTTTGGTAAACCGCGCCTGTTCCGAGTGGGTAGAGATGGACAAAACCAAGTTCGCGTAATCGCGCTTCTGATTGAAGCACAAACCCGCCCGTCCAGTTCAGGTCATCGAGTATGCAGTAGCCTCCAACTCTGATTTTGGAAGCATATCGGTTCACATCACGAATTGCTTGGTCTGTGTGCTGGCCATCCAGTGACGCGATGTCCAAATTATCAGGAGGATAGAAATTATCCGACTTCACACGATGCACTTTAACAATGTTTTGCGTTCCGGTTTCCACAACCTTATCCATGAACTTTTTGTAAACAGCATCGTGATTTATTGTTCCCCAAAAATGAGCATTAACAGGGTCATAGCCTTCGATTGAAGCAGCAGAACTCCATGGGTCAACGGCAACAGCTTGACCGATGCCGTTGTGTTTTTGAGCCATTGCCATAGGCAAGAAACTGGCCCCACCGAAAACACCAACCTCCAACACGAGCTTGGGGCGAATGGCGACGACTAGCGCAGCCATAGATAAACATTTTTCAATAGGAGCCCACCCATCCCATGTTGGCCGCATTTCTTCGATTTGTTGAAAGAGTTTAATCATGTAAGAAACGGCAGTTTTTTCATTCTGAATCCGCATGCACCACGATGACCGCCGCCACCATACTTCACGGCAATCTTTGAAAGGTCGTGATGCTCTTTTCCGGGTGCGTGATAAAGCGAAACACTCCAATCTTTACCAGTCCATTTGAAACCGAAACAGGCATCATGCTCTGGGGTTAATCCTGCCGTGAACAAAAAGGAATTGTATCGTGCATGATTGCACGCCTTGAACTTCAAACCCTCCCACTCCAAATCAAAACCGATGTCTTTGATTATTGATTCATTCTGTTTGGTTTGAGAATATTGCAGGCACCTGCCCTGTTCTAGTAATTTTACTACGAACTCTTGTGCGTAAAATCCCTCTGATAGTAAAACTAACCATTCTGTTTCATTTATATCCTGACTGCGTAATCCGTGTTGAAACAATTCGGCATTGGAATCTCGCTTGTCCCAAATGTCATATTCACCAGCCAAGCGAACAGCTAAAGGCTCCGGTAAAGAGCGGTCAATAAACATTTGTTTATCTGGCCTCTCCCAATATGGGTTAGAATCTCCTGTTTCTGGAACAAGATGTGCGAACCAAATCCATGCAAGGCGGCAAGCTGCCACTCCGTCAATTCTCCAACCGTCAATGGTTCCGGGGTATTTATCAATCGCGCTCTTGTGATGGTCAATCCACACCAGACCCGGAAAACCCATCAATCCATCAATGCTTATATCCAGCATGTAAAGCTTTGTTCCTTTTTCTATGGCCGGAACTTGTTGCCCATAATCCCATCCAATAAGTTTCGCATCTGGTAGGAATTTCTTGGCAATCTCTCGACAGAAAATGCCGTCAAAGTCTGCCGAGTGGTGAATTACAGTTGTTTTGTTCATAGGTTTTCTAATGGTATTTTCACAATCGCACACTGACCGTCGTTGATTCCCACAGAGACCAAAATATTTCCGTTGCTCTCAATCGCGCCACCGGGGAAAGCCACATTCTTTTTGTATTGCAGACAATTATTCCTGTCCATCGGGTCTAGTGTGTCCAACTCGCTGCCAGCAAAGAGTGGCTCCTTGCACATTTCAAGAATTTCAAATGGTGGCTCTTTTTTCATTACTAACCACCCGACGTAGTATCGATGGCGAGGATTTGAAAATTCCCCATCTCGCCTTGAGTGGAAAATACGCAACAGATTTCCCTTCCATGGAATTACAACCCCACCTCTTATTGCTCCAAATTCCCAAGTGGGAGCCTTGGTTTTTATCTCTCTTACCATGTTATCGCCCTCAAGTTCCAAAACAACTTGATTGTCTCCAACAATTCCATAAACACAGTAGAGTTTCATGGTATGATGTTCAATCTTCCAAATTCACCGTGGTATTTTAAAGATGCTGCATTGTAAGCCAATGTGGCTTCCAAGGCAGTTTCAAATCCTCCAAGGAAAATAGCTCTTTTGTCCGACATTATTCTTGCTTCGTATCTTCCATTTTTAACCCTAACCCCCTTAATTCCCAGCCTATTATTCACGGGAACTTTTCGGTTTCTCATGTTTTGGCTACGAGAACACAATCGGATGTTATCCCTTCGATTGTCCAATGTGTTTCCGTCCTTATGGTCAACCCATTGATTGCTTTTGGCATTTAAGATTTGACGGTGCATGAGAATTGTTTTTCCATTTTCTACACGGGATGCGTAATAGGTTTTAGTTTCTCCCCAATGAGCAGACCACTTCCATTGAGATAAAAGGTCATAATCTTGGTCATCAACTATTGTGACCATGCCGTGAGTTAATGGGATTGTTTTCATACAGAGAAGAAGCACCAGTTTTTTTCGGATGATGTGAAGTCGTTCCCGCCATACTTGGGCTGTTTCACATTGATTAAAGTCCAGCGGCCTCGAATGTTTGTCAGTTGCCCATATTTCACCACGCAAACGTATTCGTTCGGAAGGCGTGACTCGGTGTAAGAGCAATACAAATCGTTGCCATGATGGAATAATCGCCCGTCCTCTGTGCTATACATCAAATCGCCTTCCAGCCATTGATTATTCAGCACATTGAATTGTTCATCCAATTCTGCAATGGCGAGTTGGGTTGTGAGATTGCCGGTGCGGTGGCTGCGATACATCATTAGGAGCCTGCCATCGTGACGGATAATGGAGGGGTTATAACCGTATGCGTAAACAGCCTTGGCATTGATAATCGAACAATCCACTTGGTCAACGACTGACGGTTTCGCCGTGGACAATCCAATCTTCTTGGCAAACTCCACCAACAATTCTTCGTTGTATTTGCGATAGGGCGATGGCTTGTATTCAACCGGCGCAGAATCTTCGCGTTTGCACACTCCCCATTCAGCATCCTTACCCATGAACGCGGCTAGACCCTGACACCAGTTTTGTTCGCTGCCCATCACAAAGTCCGGTATCAACTCCACATTGTTATCCCACCATTCGCGGGTGAACATAAAAGCATCAATCTGCGAACGCTTTTCACCGTTGATATAGCGATGGCTATACGCTGGCATGGGGCGTTGTTCGAGTTCTGAACCCGTTGGGAATATATCAGGCCGAGTCAGCATAATTACATCCTTGGCATCTGCCTTGAGCGTAGCCAACCTCACAGCATCTTTCAGGAATGGATAACGATAGATTTCATCCGGCCATTTCACCTTGGTATCCCTGCCGAACGAACCTATCTCCATTGGCGACGATACCCACGCGCCTAAGTCATAGCTCTTTTGCCATTCTTTCTTTGCCCGCTGATGCCTCTCCTTATTGGCCTCGGTGATTTCGTATTGCGACCAGACGTGGACAACTTTAGGGCTTGAAATACCCTTGGCGAAAAAGGAGCCAGCTTTTCCAATGTTCCCGATTGCCCCCAAAATTTCCACGGCGCGATTGGGAAAGTCACCATAACGAACATGCGCGATGTATTGCGGCCTATTCGGGCTTCCGTGCCAAAGTGAGGGTTGGTCTTGTGTGAGCGCAACAACCGGAAGCGCAGGACAAGCGTAGGCGAGTTGCAAGGTGGCCGTATCGCAGGAGACAAGACATTTTGTGTTGGGATGCTCATAGATGCCTAACAAATCGTAAAAACGGTCTGCGCGGATTTTGGATATGTCCACGATTTCATACCAGCGTCCAAACCGGAGCCGCAACATTTCCATCAGGACATTGCCCCACGGAAACGGGCTGGTAACGCCTCCAAGGTTGCACAGAATCCACCCTTTCTTACCGGATGGCATTTTCTTTAACAGTTCTGATTCACGAACGGGTTGGCGATTGTCGAACACCAAAGGATATTGATTCTTCCATTCAGCCAACCGGCCTAACAATCGCCATTGCTCTTTAGCGAATGATTCACAGTATTGCGCGTTTATGTCGATGCCGGATTTAACGTAGGCTTCGCGCAGGACCGTTTCTCTGTCACCACACACTTGAGCGATTTTGTAGCCCTCATCAATCGTCTTGGCGAAATCCACAGCACGCGATAGTTCCATGAAGTTACCGTTGAATACGATTGGGTCTAGATAACTTACGCCGTCCAGCAAGGAGGCATAGTCATGGGAGACGATTAGCTTCCAGCGATTACCACGCTCATTGTCGAAGCGGGCGAGAGGGAGAAGGTTGATTACGTCGCCCAATTTTCCGAGTGCTAAAATCGTGGGCATGTTATTTATGATGCGCCATTGCCCAACCAAGCAAGATTACAAATGTCAGAATCATGCAACACGCCAGACCGCCACCGTCTTTGACTTTGACGGAATAAACCGTTGAACAAATCCAAATCACTGAGAGGAATAAAATCAATAGCTCTTTATCACTCATTGACCAGCCTTTCCGTTAATCTTTTCTAGGAGGCATTTTTTGCAAGTCTTATGAGGTTCATTGTCCTGATACAAATAACTGTGCAAAGTTTTAATTGGAATATCCAAGATGTCAGCGGCTTCCTTGTGGCTCAACTTGGTGTTGTCCAGCCATGTTAGCAACGATGTTTTGAAGGAGATTTCAGGCAGGGGCATATTTCGCGCCTTTGGAAATGTTTTCTCTCCACCAAAGAGGTTGCAGGTTTGTATAATGAAAGCAGATTTTTTGTTGCTCTGGGTCGAATAAATCAAAGGAACTTATAGGCCGCACATGGTCAACATGCCAGCCGAAACGACCACGATTAGCCCAAGTCATTCCGGGTTTAAATTTCGACTCCAAATGTTTTTCAAGCTCCGGAATAGTGCATCCCAATAATTCCATTGTCTCTGCTGCTTTTTTGCCACCCGGAAATTTCAAGGCCATAAGGATTCTGGCTCGCATGTCGCAACGAAGTTTAAATTGCGGGTCTGTTTTCAGACGCCGATACATGTTTCTCTTGCTATTCGCCTTAACACGCTCTTTATTGTTCTGGTAATAGAGATTGTCTTTTGCCTTTTTATTTTCTAAATGCTTTAAACGGTAATTCCTATTCCATTTCTTCTTTTGCTCTTTGGTGACAGACTTTTTCCTGCGCTTGGGGTCTTTATGATAACGCTCTTTATCATAAGCATTTAACTTTTCCCTATTTTGTTCACGGTGTTTCTTGACCCATGCTTTGCGCTTTGCTTTCCATTCGGGGTCGGCGCGTCTCAATGCCAATTCAGCTTTGCGCTCTTGGTATCTCGCCTCACTCCACGCAACCTTATCAAATGCCATGCCGCGATAGTGACGACCTTAATCATCTAAGTCAATCGAAAACCATTGCGTATGTAAAAATACGGAGTATATCTCATTCAACAGACCGTTCTTAGCCGCGCTTAGCCGGCTCAGAACAATGTTTCGAGAGATTGTTAATCGTTTCTCAAAACTTCAAAGCGTGTTTCTTTCCGCCGTCTGGAATACAACCCAAAAACCGTCCGTTTTTAACATGGACAAAAGATAAGACAAAAATTTATGGCAATCGACTGCTCCAAGTTCAACAGCTTTTTGCTGAGAAGAACCCCCGATTTTGATAAACAGTTATCAAAAGACCGTTATCCGTTCAGCTATCTCTACACCAACATGTATGAGAGCCAGCCTTTCACAGCGTTTACAGGCTTTCAACACACTTGGGATAGGGTGCATGTGACTCGTCCCAACGATGATGGCAATTGGGATACGGTCAACTCGAACGACTGCGCTCAAAACATCTGCGATTATTCGCGTGTGTTCACAGGTTGGGGTTCGACTCGTTCTACGTATGGCATTTTCCATCGGGACTATCAGTCGCCGGTGTTCTGCTTTGACCAGTTAAGACATGTGGAGGAAGCGGAAGCGCAATTGTCGGCTATCGTTGACGGCCACAAGAAATTGCCTGATAGCATCATTTCGGATTTCCTTCGTTTGCTCGCCATGCGGCAGTCCAATGTGATTTGGATTTGCGGCTCGGCGGATACGCAAGTGACAACCACCGATTCAATGTTCACGTTCACTAACGGCACATTGAATGTCAATTTGGGTGGCACAGGAAATCTGCCTGATTCCAAGCTTTCCATCCAATATCTGAACAACCACGTCGAAAACCTGATGTATAACGGTTATTTTGACCAAGACTTTATCCCCACGGGTAAGTTTTCGGTCACTACCGACATTCAGACGCAAACGGATTTGACCAATGCTAATCCATCGTTGACGCAGATGTATAACGCGGCTGACTTTGTGAAGGGCGGAAAATTCTTCGCCTATGGCGTTATGTCCGGTGCGGGTAATTGGTTGTTCAAGGTTGACCCGGAACCGATGCGTTTTCAGCATATTGGCTCTGGCGTCCTTCGGCGCATTCTGCCCTATCAGAACGTGGCAACTACTGTGGGCAAACAGCCGGTGTTTGATACCGCGTATAAGAACGCAGAGTATCAGATGTATCACGTCTATAATCGTGCGGCTCGCAAGATTGAGGTTGGCGACATTACGCCGGTCAATCCTGAAATGAAGTTCAACACGGCGCGTTCGCTCATGGGCAAATGGTCATGGAAGTCGCCTGATTACTTCCGCGCCACCGACCCGAACACTGGGACAGTGTGCGAATACATGAACGACAAGAAGAACAAGGGTTACTTTTTGGCTGAGTTCGAGATGGGTGCAAAAACCATCTACCCGGAAATCGAAATGGTCATCATTGCGAAACGTGAACCGCAGGGCGTGGTTAGCATTCCGCGTTGTGCCGATTCGCCTTCGATGGTCTATCAGTCGCTCACGCCTTACAATGGGCCTCTGTGCGAGCAATAAGAGTCTGATTAACCGGACGGCAGGTGTCATAGCCTGCCGTCCTAACAACGAAAGGTTTTATGGACTCAACTGATTATCAAAATGGGGACGGCGGGCCTGCTACGGCTTCGCTGGACGAATCACCCGACACGAAGGGTGGGGAAGATACGTTCTTTTTGCCATCCGACTTCTGCGAAGGGATGGATTACAAAGAGGGTGATACGATTACTCTTAAAGTAGTTAATGCGCCTGATTCGGATGGTGATGTGGAGGTTAAGATGGCAAAGGGTGAGAGCAAGCCAAAGGATGACTTCTACAGCGATATGCGAAGTTCTATGAGTGACGAAGGAGGCCAAAGTGAGTAACCCCGTTTGCTCGAATCAAACATTGATTACGGATGCGGCTTGCTATGTCATTCCTGACATCAGCCCCGCCGCGCAAAAGGCGTTGTTAATCTATGCCAAGGTGCTGCAATTGGCAGCGATGGGAGGCACGGATTACACATCTTCTATCAATACCACATTGGTATCGGATGCGGCTACGCTGACCTGCAACATGGCTCCCAATCAGAATGACGCTGCAAGGGTGGCCTTGGCGTTCACCAATGCAGCAGCTAAGGGTGCGAGCGTGCCAGCAACCATGACGCTAAAGATGGCTCAAATAGCGTGCATTGTGAATCTTGACCCTCAGACCTTGGATGACATTGATTTGCTCCTTACCTGCAAGTTTGGGCAGCAAAAATCCTACATACAATAAGCCATGGCTATTAGCTGCGAACCCAACGACCTCGCAGCAGCAATAACGTGTTTTGATAAACTTTCAGCATTACAACTGGAACAAGTTAAGACCTATTTGCTCGCTGTAATAGCAGGAGGCTCTACCGACCCGGAAACCCTCATGGCTTCCGCGAAATGCTTTAACAAGTTTAGTTTTGAGCAATTGTTGGAGGTGCAAACCTATCTGCTCTGTCAAATCGCTAACGCATGATTTCTTGTGACCCTAACGATTTGTCAGCCGCCGCCAAGTGCTTCTCGAAGTTGAGCAATCGCCAGAACTCGGAGGCGGCAGCATATTTGCTCTGTCAAATCGCCAATGGAGGTGGTGGAAGTGGTAACTTTAGAATTACGGAGGCTGGAGACAGACGCATAACGGAAGCTGGCGACCCAAGGATAATTGAATGATATGGCCGACAAGAAAATATCTCAATTACCGGGAGCAGGCCCATTACAGGGAACAGAACAGGTGGAGCTTAATCAAGGTGGCACTTCTGCAAGAACAACCTTGGCTGATATAGCCGCAAAGATTCAGATTGTTCCAACTATTTCCAGAAAGGCATTGGCGTTCGGAACCTACACCAACAACAGCGGGTTTCCTGTAATACTGGTGGTAGTTTACAGTGTCTTTGGACTATCAGGAGATACCTCAACTAGCGTGGTGCTTTCCAATGGTTATGATGACAACCCACCGATTGTGGGGTTTGCAGATGCGGATAGCGCGGGATTAGACCTTTCCATAAACGGAACCTGCACAATGGTAATTCCCAATGGGCAGCAATATACATTGTTCACCCAAGACCCCGGTGGAGCACAACCAAATACAGTTGATGGACATTATTGGATAACATTAGCCCTTCAATTTGTCCCGTGATATGGCCAATTTTAAAATCACCGACCTTCCCGCCGCTACCGCTCTGACAGGAAGCGAGCCTATGGAAGCCGTTCAGGGCGGTGTGAGCGTTCAAACCACATCTGGCGCAATCAATCTGGCTGTTACTGGAACAGGCTCGCCGGAAACCGTGGTGACCGCTCCTGTTGGTAAAATCTATTTTGACCTCACTGACACAGGAAACCCCGGCATGTGGGTTAAGGCCACCGGAATCGGAAATACCGGATGGACTCAGATTTTAGGATAACATTATGAGATATTCTGCATTGATAACCTTGATACTTACTGTGTTTTCGGCTATGGGACAGCCGGTGTTGAGAAGCCCTCTTACCACAAACAGATTTACCACCAATATCACCGGGCAAGTTGATGCAAAAGGCATCTCAATCAGCAATTTCAATACTCTTTCAACAACGGGCAGGGTGGATATTTTCACAACCCTTACCAACGCGAGTAACTACAAGCGTGTATCAATTTATAACAATGAGCCTGATGTTTTCATTGACCTAAACGGCCAAGGCGCGGCTACTAATGGTGGCGATTTTTATATCAGAAACATGTCTGGAAATCACCAAATGCGGTTTTGGACTGCTGGAATCGAGAGGTTCCGCATTGACAATACTGGCGTATTATATGGAGACGGTGGAGGAATGACTAATTTGATAGCCGATAATCTTACCGGGACGTTGCCTATCGGGGTGTTGCCCGTAGGAGTTTATACGGTGTCTGGAATTTCGATTGGACAATGGCGTATTACGACAAATCCAGCAAATAACGATTTGGTATTTACAAACACTGTCACCAGCGTTTCTCCGCTAACCATTGGCAGCAATGGAATTATCACAATGATTACGCCGCAGTTGGCGCTTCGCCCCATAGGAACTGAATCAAATGTGTTTGCTATCTATCGGTCTAATGGACTGTTTTTAGTTCAGATGGGCGACTGTCCGAATCTGCCCGGAAGCGGACAATTAACCCTTGGAAACAATTCATTGGTTGGTTCAGGGCAGGGAAACGTCTCATTGCTTGGATTGAACACTTCCACCTACGTAAACTCGCCGTCAGCGAATATAAATTTCAGCGTTGGATTGAATGTAAAATCAAGTCTGTCGTCTTCCTTATTCAACTTCTCAATACCGACCACAATTCAATCCAGCAACGGGGTTGCAGGAATAGTAACAGCAACAAACAATGTGGCTACACTCGCTACAAATGTCCTGACGTTTACCGCCGTTTCCTCACTTACAAATACGCTCGGTTATGATGGCACGGCCTCAGTATCGGCTGGAACATCCGTAGTATTGCAAGACAGTGGTGGCAATACAATAGACACCATCGGAACGGTGGCAACTTTGCACGTCCTTATTCCTATGCGTAAGAATTATCGTATTTCTGGAACAGGTGTTTCCTGCGTGATTTATTAACATGAGCAACCATACCAACCCTAAAACCATGTCAGAGGAACAGGAAAAGAAAATGTCCACGCCTACAATCGGTTTAAATACCAAGTTCCGTTTGGATTTCTTAGTCGCCATGGCTCCGGTAGTTTGCATGTTGGTAGTCCTGTTTTTTCAAGTCAAGGAAGTGAGCAAAAAGGTGGACAACCAATGGACAGTGGGCAATATGGCGGTATGGTCACAGCAATTTCAGAATGATAATCCATCGTCCAAGGTTCCTGAACCGTTCAAGATTAAGCATTTAATGGAACCGGGGTTTGTCATGTTGCAACCGCCATTAACCACAGCATCCATATACCAACAACCATGAAAACACTAATCGTAACATTGTCCTTAATCGCCCTTGTCGCCACCGGAGCGGATTTCGTCATCTACCCGCAAGGCGTCGCTACAAATAGTTGCATCGTAAACTCCGGTTGCCCCGGCAGTTATTGTGGCCATGCAACGTATTCCAAGACCATTTCGCAAGGCTGGGGCTGGAAACCTGATACCAACAACGGAACTGTTTTCACGGCCACATATACCAACAACCTGAACGTCAAAGTTCAATATATCGGCAAGGAGAAACTAGACCCCGGATGTGGCGTTGGAACTGTTCAGATTACAAACCCGCCCCAAAGCACGGTATATCGGTTTACGGTTTACTATCCAAATAGGGCAGATGTTCCCCTCACTACAAACGGTTGTCCATTGTTGCTGTCTGGTATGCTTCCATGACCAAACTCTCCCGCCATGTCATTTACATTGATGGAAAAGGGAAGCGTTTCGAGGCTCTGCTTTTGGATGAAGTGGTCTCTACCGTAATTCCCATGAATCTGTGCTATGTCACGAAATTGGGGAACATGGTTTTAACGTCCGCTGGTTTTGCCGCTCGCAAGTTGAAAAAGAATCATTGGTCAAAAACGATTGGATTTTTTCTATTGCTGGCATTCAATCTGTATGCCGATGAAACCAACCTTGTTGCCAAGGTGGTAAGTTCGGAGCGAAACGAGGTTGAGCTTGAAATCCCGCAACCGAATGGGTTGGAAACCAAAGTCATATCCAGAATCTACGTTGACCGTGTGATAACTGTCACCAACGGCACGGAAATCATTTCAGCCACCAACACGGTCAAGACAGACCGCGCAACAATCAAACTGGTTCCCACCGACGAAAGGCGACTACATTGAAGCTCTCAGGGTTTGAGACATCCGTGTTGTGCCTTTTAGCCATGGGAAAAACCAACCAAGAGATTGCTACTGCTTTGAAGTGTGATGAGGCCGACATTAAAGAGCTAATGAAACGCATCATTGACGAGGGGGACAAAGATGTGGAAATGAAGCTGAATATCGCCATGTTCACCGCCGAACAACAAAAGAAACCATAAAACGCATGTCTAATTGGAGAACCAACCTTGGAGGCGCAATCTCAATCACTGGCACTTCGCTGATTGGCATTGGCGTGTTGACACAATTAACTCAACTGTCACCCGATGCCGCAAGTATGCTATCTCCAGCAGTTTACAAACTGATGTGGTATGCGGCCTTTGTGGGATTTGTTCTTAGCGCTGTAGGCAAAGGAGTAACGGCATTGTTTGCCGCCGATGCCAAGTCGGTTAAGAATTTGCAGGAGCAAATCAACATGGTTCCGAAAGCCATAGACACGGGCGACACGAGTATGCTATATAAAACGCAGTTGGAACAAAAACCATCAACCACAGACGCACCTAAAACAACATGAGTAAATACTCACAGAAAGTTCAGGACGCACTTAACAAAATAGCCAGCGGAAAACTGATTCAGGCTGAAACAGTTATGTCAATTGACGCGGCTACCGGCAAGCGGATTGTAGAGTTTCGCGGGCCACCGGAGGCACATTTCACTGTGCTTACTGTTGAAAAAGGTGATGCAAGTTTGGATGTTTACAACCCGAATTACGCCGAACTGATTGATTATATTTTCGAGAAACAGCCGGACGGTAGCTGGCTTGGCATCGGAAACGCAAAAGGTTGGGTGTCGGCCACTGCTTATCTTCCCAACCCGTAATCCTATGAAAAAACTACTTCAAATCTCAGTCCTAACATTCGCAATCTTTATAGGTTGCGGTATGTCTTGCAACAAGCCTTCGCAACAGCAGTTGTCATTCAACACGATTTACACAGTTGAAACCACGGCTACAGCAACTTATGACAGCTACGTTTCTCTCGTTGCTCAAGGCAAACTGCCAACCAACGACGTGCCGCGCATCTCGAAACTGTTCAACAAGTTTCAGGCTTACGAACAAGTGGCTTTGGACTTGGTGCATAACAACACCAATGCCATTGCCCCGGCAGACCTGATGACCCAAGGTCAAACATTGGTAAACGAAATCCTCGTTATCAAACAAAACAACCCAATTAAATAATTATGGACTGGCTCACGATTGCACAATTGATTATCAAAGAGGGGTTGCCTCTGGCTGAATCTCTCTGGCAAAAATGGTCTGCCAACACGGTTCCTACGCAGAAAGACTTCGATGACCTGAAAGCCAAGGCCACACAGACGGCACAGGACAGAACCAAGGTTGTGCTGGCGGCTCTCGGCATTCCGCTCACAGACCCGAGGGCGGTTGCGTTATTGGGACTATCCTCTGGCAGCTAAATGAACATGGTTTTGTCAGGCTGTAAGGAACGCTTTGAAAGGTTCTTTACGGCAACCCGATATTGGCAAAACCACGATGGTCAACTGTGCCGCGCTTTGGTAACTCATTCCGGTTGGGTAGGAGAGGACGGTTATTCAATCACCGTGAATGACAAAATCCACGACTCAAAACTTATAGTGGAAATGTTGGTCAAGGCTTGTGGGTTGATGATTATTTATCCTCCATGCCCAAGCACAGTGGTTGACGATGGGAAAGAGGACATGCTAAAAGGGTTTAAAAGGCTTATTGATTACGAATGTAACACCTCGAAATACTGGATAGGGCAATGCGATAAAGGCACAACTATTTGGCGCATTTATCAGAACCAATATAACTCACTGGCAGATTTGCGGGAGAAGTTAACCGTGCCATTCGTCCTGCAATTCCTTGACCGGATCAAGTTCGACATGCCGGAAGCAACCACTAGAATCTTTGAGTGAAGGATTTAAGCCCTCAACAGCTTGAATGCGTAAAGGCCATTTGCCTTGGTTTCAGCAGTAAGGAAGTTGCTGCCAGATTGGGCATTAAAACTCGCACCGTTGACGAGTATATGTGCCGTGCAATGGCCAAGCTAAGAATCAACTCGCGGGTGAAGCTGGTTCACTACGCACTTGCTAGGGGATATATTGAGAACATTTATGCACAGGAACCGAATGGCTAAGATGGTATTAGCCGCTTCCTACAGGACTCTGTAAATCAACTTCGGCTTGTTTGGATTGGTGCTCAGAATAAAGCTGTTCTGCCAGTTCAGCCGCTTTGATGTTTTCCTCTGTCGGCTCGTGGTTGGCTTTCCAGCGCGATAATTCAGCGGCTTTCTTCAATTGCACAGCCATGTTGGAATTGACCAGCGTATGAGTTTTATTGGCAACGGTGGCGAGATTGTCCAATTTGATGTCCCTTTGTTTGGAAGATTCCCGCAGGTCTGACTTTACTTCTTCGGCTTTTCTTGCGGCCTTGTTTGCCTGATGTTGCCCCATCCATGCGAGAGTAATGGTCACACCCGCCGCGAGCGTTGAGTCAATTAATGCTTTCCAAACGATGTCACTCGGCATAGCGACTACCACGCTATAAAACTATGCCCCACAAGTCCAAGCAAAAAGTTCACCGCGATAATGAAGGCGCAGAAGTAAATCACCCATGTTATGACTTTTTTGAACAGGTCTGGAATGAACGGAGCAATGGATACGAGCCATATCAACGCTCCAAGGATAACCCCCACAATGATGAGAACTAAGATAGCGTGGATAAAATCGCTTCCACCTCCGCCGCTGGTCAGAACAACCGCAGATAACATATTCATAAAATAAGGCGATTATCCTGTAACGACAAGTAACGGGGGTTTTGGTCTAAAAGAATTGCACTTGAGGCCATTCCACGCTTCGACTGCGGAGCGTGGGTCTTTATACGCGCCCGTCCTAAATCCGGTTTTGCAATCGGGATTCATACAACGCACCTCTGGCCAGAATCCGTTTTCGGATAAATGCACAAGCTGCCCGTCTCCCCCACAAATCGGACATGGGTCAAGCGTAACCGTCCATGGCTCTGCACTGACTAACTTCCTTGTTTCCAAAGAGATTGTGGTCAGCACGAATTGATTGCTTGTCGTCATGGCATAATCGCCTAAAATGAAGCGTGACGCTATTAACGCCACGCTGTTAGGGAGCCAACTGCAATTAAGCTGTCGGAGGAGCGGGAGGCGTTTTATCCGCAAGGGCTTGCAGATTCGCCTTGGAAGTTGCCAAACGTGCTTCCATCGCGTCCACATCGGCTTGGTCTTCGGCAGTGAACGTGCCAGCCGAGTTTTGCAGCCGCGCAACGGTGTCAATGTAGAACTGAATGTCGCCAGTCAGGTCGGTTGTGGCGGTATCAACGGCGTCGAGAAACGCTGCGATGTCGGCATTGTATTGTTTAACGGTATTTGTTGCCATAATGTTATTTTGATTTTGGTTTACTGTCTGTCAAACTGGCCAGAGCTTGCAACCTTTTTGTGATGTGTTTTAATCGCCTCAGATTGACCGCCATTGCGTCTTTGTCCTCTTGGGTCACTGAGTCACCAAACACCGCCTTAATCGTCTCTGTGAGGCATCTAATCGCTTCCTCAGCGCCTTTCAAGGCTCGCTCACTCATTCGCATACTGTGTCAGGGATTGTGGGCTTGAGCAAGTAGGGGATTTACCCCTTGGGCTGCGGCGACATGAGAATACAGGTTCACAGGCGATGCTCCAAAGTTTAACGGCATCCTGCGATTGAAAACGCATTGGACATCGGACTGTGCAAGAATGTTGTCTGCTTCCACTTCCACGGCGGAATAGCCCAATGATATAAGTTTGAGATATTCCGAAAACGTAAACCATCGTTTAAGTTGCTCAACTGAAATGCAACCGCATCCTAGATGCATTCCTTTCGCAGATTTCCTGAGAACATTTTCAAATCCTCCAAATTCAACCGGCCAAGGCGGAAGATTTAAATGGTCATCCCTGTCTTCAACCCAAGTATGGGAAAAACCCGGTTTCCATGGGCCTCTACCATGTTTGTCTTGAACTCTAAATACTTTCATTCTCTCTAAGTTAAGTGTCGGTTAAATTGGTTGGGGCAGACTTTTGCATTGAGTCTCTACCGGAATCACATCCGGCGTGCTATTATTTCCAGCGATTTCACGGGCGGGTAAACGTCATTGCCGCACTATCGTTCCGCTTCGAGAGCGTCTATGCTAGCGCGAATTAACACTATGCCCCAAATTTAAGAGCGAGTTGTGGAATCGAACCACATTCTCTAGATAACATCGGTAGCAAGCCGACTCGTGTCCAGCGCATGAAGCCAACATGATTATACCGGATAACCTGTGCGCACATGCTGTCCCGCTCAAAATCATCTTTTCACCTTCGCAAATCTGTCTCGCACGCCACAGTCGCACTCGCAACCGTTGGATTTAAAGAACTTTAATGTCCTCTTAATATCCAAGTCACTTCCAAACCCCATTTCGAGCATGACAAAGGCGCAATTGCACCATCCCTGCCGACAATCCCACTCGCACAAACGGACTTTCAACCGCTTAATGAACTCGTTGAAACGCGGGTGGTTGTCGTTAAGGATTGTCATTGTGGCTTCAAGTCGCTTAACAGACACTCGGCCATCTTGAATGGCTCTTTTTCCATTTCCCAACCTTCTGTTTCTTCGGTAGCAAATATCAAGGCGGTTTCCATCGCCTGAGCCATCCTAGCAACATGCGGATTGCCGTGAGTTGTGCAAAGCTCTCGGTAATGTTTCTTGAGCTTTTCAATCGTGGCTTCGGATGGTCTCGTGGATTTCATAACAATACTTCCATAGGTTGATTGAATGCTGCCGCCGAGGTTACTAGCCATAACAGCTTACTCGGGTCAAGGGCTTAAAAGGCCCCTATTTTAGGACGAGCTAACAATCGAGTGGGTTTATTTGCAAATTACACCCATCCAACTGATTCAGCTCCCAAACTACAGCAGCATCCAATCAACGCCTGAAATTATCACCCCGCCGTTGCAAAGTCCATCCGATGTAATACGGATGCCATTCCGAACACTTTCACCTTGCCATTTTTAATCGGCGGGAGGACGATGCGAGAATGCTTGACAGGAAATGGTCATTTGACCAATATCGGAGCAATGTATACGTTGATTCAGTTCGCGGCAAGCGAGTCTCAATCGCCCCCGTTCGTGTCTGTAGGAGTCCGAAGCCTTGCCGCCCAAAGACGTATACAGCCTACAGACATGAATCGGGGTTATTGGGAATCGCCTTGCAATTAGACCCCAAGATTTATTCCCAAATCATTCAAGATAAGCGTATCTCTCACGGCGCTTTCAGGGTGTGGCATCTACTTCGAGACATGACCGGCGACAACACTCATTGCTGGCCATCCATGCGGACGATATGCAAGAAGATTAGTTGCAGCAAATCTTCGGTTTCGGGGTGGATTAAAGAGCTAATCGAAGCGCAGTATGTAACGGTGAAGCGCGGCTCTCGACATTCGCCAAACAGGTATTTCGTGAGCGGTATCGTTTCAAACCTCAGTGTCTCGGAAGGATACCACAGAGGTATCGTTTCAGGGACGGAATTGAACTCAAAGAATATTAACTCAAATAACCAACTAGCTTCTAGTATGGAAAATCCACAAGACAAAAACGTTCAGGACTTCCACCACTGTTACAGGCAATCAACGGGATTAGATGTCTCTCTTAATTTTTACCGTGAAAGCATGTGGCGCGAATGGTTCCGGTATGGCGAAACTCATTGCGGTGGGTTTACTCAGGACGACTTGCGGGCCGTGGTTGAGTTGCGAAAATTCCGGGCCAAGAACAAAATGCAGGGATACCACACTTTAGCGTTTAATGCGCTTATAGGCTCGCCAGATGTCATGGAGGAGGATTTGTCAGAAGCCCGCGCAAAGTCTCGCCAGCGCAAGCCTAGCGCCAGAGACGCGATTTTAAGAGCCACAGGCCGACCCACAGAGCCAACCCGTGCTGCTGTGACTGCGGGCAATGTGATTGAGGGGGAACGCGCTTTCCAAGCGTTCAGGCAATGGCGTGCAGAGAATAACCTGTGAATAACAATGACCTTTGAACAAGCAGCCAAGAAAGCGTGCATATTCGATTATCTGTCTCGCACGGAGCGCAATCGAAAAGCTGCGAAACGTGCGATTTACAGAGCCACAGTTAATTGCGAACTGTTGAAAGCAAAAGCAATGGTTCGCGCATTGCAAATTACGAGGCTTAGACAATGAGCTAAAGTTTATGAGACGCGTTTTCCTTTTGGGAGCTATGGCCTGTGTAGTGCTTGCAAAACATGACAGGCCGTCATGGGCTGGCCCCGCCTATCTTATTGTGGCCTACTGCCTCGTTTGTTTGTATGAGAAAAAGGACTAAGCAAATGGGCCATAACCAAACCGCGAGCGGTGGCGTCCGCGCTCCGGCAGGCCCCAAACCCAAACCACCGCAACCAACCTACAAACCCGACATTGATAACATGTCCCCAATCGAACGGGCATGGCGACGGGAGAGACAGAGCATGAAATTGAAAGGTGAATGATATGGGCTATTTTCCAAACGGAACAGCGGGAGATTGTTACGAGCATGAGTATTGCTTTAATTGCATCCATTATGGCCCGCAAGATGGCCCCGGATGTCCAATTATGTTGGCGCACATTCTCCACAATTATGAGGAGTGCAATAACGAGAAAAGCATATTGCATTTGCTTATTCCGATGGATGAACAAGGATTTAACAAGAAGTGCCTTATGTTCGTTGAGTCTGCCAAGGCATTTAAAGGTACTTTGTCACCACATTTGAAAGAGTGGGCAAAGAAACAAGGAATAGTCGAAGTCAAGTGAGCCAAAAATTCAACTCGGCATGGCTGGAAAAACAGCGTTTAAAGCGTCCAGAATCGATTATAGCGCGTCCTAGCAATGTTGCTTTAGAGAAAGACCTGCACGCCCTAATCCTGTCCTATTGCCGCGATAATCGCATTTACGTGGTGCATAGCAGGATGGATAAGAGGGCAACCAACAATACCGGCACAACGGACTTTATCTTAGCGATGCCACAAGGAAGAACACTATGGATTGAGGCAAAGCGCAAAGGCGGTAAACTGTCACCAGAACAAACTATCACAAGGCATGTGCTTAGAGCTTTGGGGCATCAGCATTATGTGGTTTGGAACTATGCCGACTTCGTTTCGATTGTGAAGGCTCAAACTGCCTGAACAACTTATCCGTTTTCCTATCGCGTTTGCGCTTCTTTAGCCAATTCCAAAGAAATTCGTCTGGCCGAAATGTGATTACAAACGCCACACAAATACAGAATACTAGCGCCAGCGCCCATTTCCATTCGTTGTCATCACCGCTACCACCATAATGTGAAACCATCATACTTTCTTCTTCCTTTCGCCATACCCATTCTCCCGCGCAAGCTGGATAGCTTCTAGGTGCTGTTTCCAAATCTCTTTATCTCTCTGGCAAACTAATCCGTTCTCATCAAAGTAATTGCCACATAACTCCGACATTCCTTCCAAGGCATCGAATAGTTGTTGGGCGATGGCGCGATGGTGGGCAAGCTCTTGCTCAAGGTCGGCCATGTCTGAATCATTTACTGGCCTGACTTTGTTAGTAGGATACAATATCTGATACTGCATTAACGCCCTTTGTCTAGCAGCGTCAGTCCGTGGTGTATCACTTTTCATACTTTTGCTCGGGTGTTCCATAGCCTAACAGCTAGTTTGTATGGCCATTGTTGTTCTTGTGTGAAGACGTGAGGGCCGGTTGCTCCACAATTACGACAAATTACATAACAATAATAATCCTCTGTAAAATACACTTCCTTCACTGATTTTTCACAATGCCAACACGGCAACAACTCTTGTTCGCCTGTGGGTGGTTGGGGTTCTAATCGTGTAAATACAGCTTCTACAATAAGCTCGCCTTGGACAATCAGGATAATCTTTCGACAGTCATCCTTTGAGATGTATCCAAAACCTTTGTCTTGGAGCGCCTTTGTGATGCGTTCAATTTGTTCTGATTTCATAATTCATTCCACGGCCAACACTTCTTTTGTTTGGTCATAGGGGTTTGTAAATTGCGCCGGATAAGACTGCGAATTGAATCACCTTACGAATGTTTCGGCGATAATACTTTTTAGATTCTTTGTCGGACGATGGAAATAGCAGAGTAAATCCAAACCAGTGTCCGCGAGAGAACCAATCGTAGTATTGTTCTGGTTTCATCCTCAAAATCTTTCGTTGGTGGGGGTTAATGTCGGTAGTCTAGGATTGGTTCGGGGGCTTCTCTCAAAAGCGCGTCTCGGTAGGTGTTTTTCTTCGGTGCAATGCCGCCATTGAGGGCCAGCATGTGATTGTGGG